TTACGAAGCAAACCACGCGAGGTATTGTTTCTTCTTCAAGTCAACTACACTCTTAGGCAACAGGCCTGTGCCGTTGGCGTATGGTGTGCAGTAGAAGCACTCCTTCTCCAGTGCCAACACACTTACCTTTTGCGACATGTAGCCTTTTCTCTTATAGATACGCATATTGTAGCGGTCGAGCACTAACAGCGTCTTCTTCTTGTCGTCGAGTGGTAACACATACTTGCGCACTCCTGTCTTCCGATAGGCCTTGTCAGCCATCTTCACGGCCTTGCGGTAACGAACCGCAGCCTTAATTCTCTTAAAGATGTTCATATTCTTATAATTAAAAGTTATTATATTGTAGCCGCAGAAACAGCGCATTTCTTTGGCACACGGTAATGTTCCTTTGTTATGATTGTCGGCAAGTCCATTTCTCTGAAACAGATATGCAGGCCGATTGCACGTGTCATAAGCAGGTCGTCGTGCTTTCCGATGATAGCACCATACGCGCCGTTTTGCTTGCGCTCATACGTCAGATACTCGTCGAGGCAGCGCACGTCGCGCTCCACATACAATCCCTCACGGATAACCTTAACCAGCGTCGTTATAATCATCGGCTTGGTAGATACGTTGGTCTGAAAGCCGTACTTCTTCGGGAAGCCCTGTTGTATCTCGTCCTCACTTTGTCGGCGTGCATACAGGTTTGTGTAAACACTGCCCAGTTGATTGAGGATATAAAGCGACTGGTCGCCGCCCTCAACGTGGCGTTCCTTGTCTCTACTATCCATTGTGTTGCTCTCGATAACGAGCAGGCTATCATCGTAGAACGCTGCAATCTGTGCCGCTTTCCATGCCAGCAAGTCAATATCTATGTGTCCGTACCATTGTGCCACGACGACAGGCTTGTCGCCGTCCATCATAAACAGGCGGTCGAACACAACGATAACAGACCAGTCAGCCTTGTTGGAGCGTCCACCGACATCGACCACAGTAAGGTAGCGGTCGGCCACACGTTCCTCTTCGTCGATTTCGGGCATAGACCATATTTGCAACTGTCCTTGGCTGTCCTCGTGGAAGCGTAAGTTTTCCAGTGCCTCCTCTCCCTCTTCGCCGTCGGCATACACGTCGCCCACATATCGGGCAGGACGGCAGGCAGGACGGCAGGCAGGACGCAGTTTCTCCACCTGCGACTTGTCGAATACACGCGCACCCGAATGGACAAATGCCTCTTCATCGTCCGACGGATATTCGGAAGCCATGCCTCCGTGGTCGTTGTGCGTCTTTCGCTCTTCGATGTACCAGTTGATGTTTTCCAGTGAAGCACCAATCGTCCATAGCCACCACAGGTATTTGCCGTTCTCCTCACGGTCTGATGCAACAAAGTCGTTGTTGCGGTTCTTATATAGACGCTCTGCAAAAGCGTTTCTTTCCTTGTCGTTCTCAAACGGCTTCCAGTATAGTTCAATCTCGAACCATGCCACGAACAGAGCCTCAAAAGACGACTTGCCATTCTTGGCTGCATCATACTCACGCTGAAAGAAGTTACCTGTACCATTGGCCGTACTCTCGTAGATGATAGCCGTATAAGGTTGCAAGGCGATACCCGAACAGGCAGAGCGCACAATGTCCTCGGGTGTCTTTCCCTCGGTCTTCTTCCACAAGCCGACCTCTGACAGGTGTACGAGGTTGTAGTCGTCACCACGCACGCTGTCGGGCTTCTCGGCAGAACCCACCGTAATAGTGCAGTTTCGTTGCGGTATCTTGTGTGTGTCCTGCGTAGCACCTACGCCAGCCCACTTCGTTTCTCGCGCGTCGTATGCCGTGCCCAGTTTATACAGGTACTCCGTCGGATACTTCTTCAACATCTTGTTGAACATGTTTTGTATCTTCGTGGCTGTGCCCTTTACCTGTGCAACGATAAGGCTGTTAAGACCAACCTTGTGCACCAGTTGCAACCATGCGAAGTACATCTGTATCGTAGTAGAGCCTCCCCACTGACGTGCTTTCAACAGCACGAGGCGAATAGGCTTTCCAGCTTTTCTCTTTGCCTCCAGCTTCTCGACGAGGCGACGCTGTGGCCGTGTGAGGTTGAACAACACATCGTCGCCACCTCCCTTTGGTTTGATGTAAACGAGGAACGCAGCCCAAAAGGCGAAGTCGAAACGGAAGCGAATACGTGTCAGTTGCTCGACAATCTTGTGCAGTGCCTCATCATCAAACACAATTCCCTCTTCCTCGTCTGCGAGTTCGTGTATGAAGTATTCCTCGATACTGCCATACTTGATGATACCTTTAACCAATGGAACTTTAAGCATTTCCACTGGCAGGTATTGCACAGGGATAGGATAGTCTTTTATCTCCACACGCCGACGCTTCCCCACTGAACCCTCGCCAGTGATAGGATTGAAATAAGCATTGCGAGTATCGTTGCGTTGCTCATTCTCTTTCAATATGTTGCGTGTGTTGATATTCATTTAACTTTTATGAAAGGGTGATTGAGTGCTGACAGCAGCGTGCCAGCAGCAAAGCAATAGGCGTGAACGCCCACTGCGACATTTGGAAGTATGATGCCCAGCAATATAGAGAACCATATCTGACCAGCCCACAACCATTTGGAACGCACCTCGCAAGTGAACAGCCCCAGCAGTGCATAGCAGAAGCCCGACAACCCTACGACAGGCGAAGCAGGCAGGCACAAGTCGGGCACAGATATAGCGATGATGTAAGCCGCCGCCAGTTTCCACAAAGACGTTGGCAGGATAAAGGCAATAGACAGGAAGCACCAAGCGTTCAACAGCGCATGCACAATACCTGTATGGAAGAATGGATATGCAAGACGCGCCAGCAACGGCGCATCGACACACATCATTACTGATGCAGGCAGGAAGCCGACCAACGCCTGTGCGATGAACACAGGAGTGAGCAGCATGGATATTATTTTTGCATACGATGTTTGTTCCATTGCCTTTTGATTTTATAAACGGTTTGCCTTACAGAGAGAGGTGTCATGTAGAACTTCGGTGCAGGCGAGTTTACTACGAAGATACACAGACGGAATATAGATAGCTTCGGGTGTAGCTTGTGCATTTCCATGACGCGGTTGTATATCTCTTGGAACATTTCACGCTTCATCGGTCGCATTTCTTTTAACTTGTCACCTTTCATCATGCGAGCGACGACGATAGCCGCACGTTCCTCTGATACCCAAAAACGAGCAGACGACATGTTGGCGACACGTTGCCAAACTTCTGTTAGCCGTATCACCTCGCAGGCTGCTATGTCTTCGTAGTACGCACGCATCAAGTCTTGATTACGTTCCTGCTCATACTCGAATGTACTTCCATCGTGTTTCAAATCAGTAATAGTCGGGACTATGTTTATTGTGTAAAGTTACTAAACACGAGAGTAAAAAGATAAAAGTGAGAACGCAATTATTCACGCTATTTTTGCGGCAGAATAAATCGTAATCTCATTATAATATGGCAACGACTGATAATCAACCTCCAAAGAGCAAGCGTGAATTGCTCAACGAGCGTCTTGCAGGAAAATACCCCGACAAGGATTTTACCGACGACGAGGCGTTTTACGGTCAAATCTCCGACGATTTCGACACTTACGACAACGAACTGGGTGGTTACAAGGAACGTGAGAAAGCCTTTTCAGACATGTTTACCAGTGACCCACGCAGTGCAAGTTTCATTACCGACTGGCGAAAGGGCGAAGACCCTGTTGTCGGTCTTGTTCGTCGCTTCGGCCCCGACATCAAGGACGCACTCGAAGACCCCGAGCAGCAGGAAGTTCTTGCAAAGGCCAGCGAAGAGTATTACAAACAGCTGACCAAAGCCAAGGAACTTGAAGACGCTTACGGTAAGAACTGGCCAGAGACCATGCAGCGTTTCGACGAGTTCATTTCAAGTGGTAAGATGTCCGAGGACGATGTGGACGACGTATTTGAACTTATCCGTAAAATCATCGACGACGGTATTGTCGGTATTATCTCAGAGGAAACCATTGCAATGGCATTGAAAGCCTTGAAGCATGATACAGATGTAGCCGACGCAGACCATGCAGGCGAAGTTCGTGGACGCAACTCCAAGATTGAGGAACAGCTACGACACGGCAGCAAGGGCGACGGCACTGCCCAGCTTGACGGACAGAACGGCAAGGCAGGCGGCGGTAATGGCAGACGCAGAGACCTCGGGCCTCTTGGCGACATCGACGGCACGCAGAACATTTGGGAACGTGGCGGCGAGAAGAGAACTAAACGATAACCAAATTTATAAACATCAATAATAAACAACATGAAGAAAACGAAATCAATTTTGAACATTGTTTGCTCTTTCCTGCTTACAATGCTCGCGTATGTAACAGGCACTTCGGGCGTTACTATGGCCGCAGCCAGCAACTTGCCCGATGCAGGTGTAACCACTGGTGGCGCAGGCGGTATCGGCAACGATACCGATGGTATTGGCACAGAGAGCGCAGGCCGTCAAGAAGGTGACCCCGAGTTCTATACCAAGGACATCGACAAGCGCATTACAAAAATCCGTCCTATGGCAACGCCTATTGACCAAATTTCGCGTTATGCCAAGGCGCAGCCTTCCGATAGTTTCGAGGTGAAGTATTACAGCGTAGGCACACGCCCTATCACTTGCAAGACCGCCGATGCCGTGACAGAGCAGTCCACTGGCGCAAGTATCTCCCTGCCTGTGGACGACCCCAACATGTTTACTTTGGACGACACTATCCGCGTAGTAGGTGTTAAGGGTAAGTATGACGAGAAAGGCAAGGCTTACGATGAAAGTGACGAGAACGCCCCCGACCTTGTCCTGTGCGTATGTGGCCGCAACGACAGTACCTCAATGCCTACCGTATATGCAGTAAACGGTAATCTCGACAGCAAGCAGCAGGCTACTCTCGTTCCTGCAATCCCTGCTGGCACTACTCTCGTGCGCATGGGTAAGGCTTGTGGCGAACTTGACGTACAGACAGGCCGCTTCAACAACATTCCTTCTGCCGAGGTTCAGTATTGTCAGAACTTCATGATACAGGTAGAGCAGTCCACTTTCGACAAGATTGCAGCCAAGGAAGTAGATTGGAGTTTCTCTGACATCGAGGAGGATGGTATCTACGACATGCGTCTCTCGCAGGAGAACACATACATGTTCGGCGTGAAGAACAAGATTTACCACACCACTAAGAACGGCATGGCTACATGGTTCACTGGCGGTATTTGGTGGATGGCTGGCAAGGACATCGAGGTTGGCGAGTGGGATGCAACCAAGAAGTGTGCTGTTATCTCTGACGAGAACCTTGTTGACATCACCAAGGACTTGTTCGTTGGTACTGGTATCGGCAACAAGCGTAAAATCCTGTTCTGCGGTTCTGATATGCTTAGCGCATTCTCTAAGATTAAGAGCGAAAAGTTCAGACTGAAAGACACCGTAGAGGTTTGGAACTTGAAGTTCAAGTCTTGGGACACCGACTTCGGCGAGGTGCTCACTATCCACCACGAGTTGTTTGACGCAAACGGCATGTCTGATTGTGGCTTCGCAATGGACCCCGAGTATCTGACTAAGAAGACACACGTATCTTGGAGCCGTAACATTCTCGACTTGAAGAAAGCAGGTATCCGCAACACTGACGCAGTAGTAATACAGGAGGTCGCTTGTCTGTATCTGCGTTATGCTAAGGCTCATGCACGTATGCGTCTTGCTAAGGCTGCATAAGCAACATCTGTCATAACAATATAAATAAAGACCAAAGGGGCGGGCAGCAACAATCGCCCGCCCCTTTTCTTATACCAACTTTATAAAATTCCAAATTATATGCTTAAGAAATATCAGAGCAAAAGTTCCATTAGCCTTAGCGTGCTGATGAATACAGGAAAGAGTGTCCACGTTTCTTTCGATAGCCTCACAGGAGGCGGCAGTATATTCTACACTGACGACGAGGAATTACAGGAGGCACTTGCCAAGCATCACAAGTATGGCCGTTTGTTCAAGGAGGTAGAACTCGTGAAGCCAGTTGCAGAACCTGTCGTAAAGCAGAAACCTGTCGTAAAGGAAGAAGAGGTAGAAGACGTGGAGGACATTGACGAAGTTGATGATACCGAGGACGAGGTGGACGAAACCGAGTACGAAACCACAGAAGAGAACGCCGAAGACGAAGCCACCGAAGAGAACGCCGAGGAAGTACAGGAGCAAGAAGCACCTGTTGCTACTGGAAAGCAGATACACGTAACCAACCTCGAGGACGCAAAGAACTATTTGGCCGACAACTTAGGAGTGAGCCGTACTAAGCTACGTTCAAAGAAAGCTATTTTAGAAGTTGCCGAGGCAAACGGCATTGTGTTCGTAGGCATCTAAACAAGCTCCACCCACATGAAGTACGAACTAAGCGAACTCCAACTTGCGGTGCGCATCGCTATGGATGAGAACATGGTGAGTAGTCCACTCGCTGCTTTGGGCGACATCGACACATTGAGCCTTGATGAAATCATTAAGAGCAAGATATGCGATGCAGCCCGAGCGGTCGAGCAGGAAGCCCCCACGTATCTCTTGGACGGCGGCAAAGCCTTTGGGGATAGTATCAAATGGAAAGGGCAAGTGGGAATAGGTATGGGCAGTATTCACCTGCCCGATGATTTTATGCGCCTTGTTACTTTCCAAATGAGCGACTGGAGCAGAGCCGTCACGACAGCCATAAGTGAAGACGACCCACAATATGAGTTGCAGAATAGCCGATACCCAGGCATTAGGGGCAATCCTCAAAAGCCTGTTGTGGCAATCAGCATGCAACCAATCGGCCTTGTACTGGAGTTTTACAGTTGCACAGGCGGCGAGAACGTATTTGTGAGACGTGCACGTTATATTCCAATCCCTCGCATCGAAGGCGACGAGATAGACATCTGTGAGAAGTTAAAGACAGCCATTGTGTACTATGCAGCCTACCTAACGGCACTAAGCATTAAGGACGCAGACTTGGCTGCAAGTATGCTAAACACAAGTAAAGAATATATGAAATGAACTTAGATATCAACAACCTTGGCACTTTCTCCAACATAAAGGCCGTATGGGCTAAATACCCCGAGGGTGGCAAAGAGGGTGACTATCTTATGATAGGCAACACCAAGTATCGTTGGAATAAGTACGACCAAATATGGGAGAACGCCGCCACCGTGACCCAAGGCACGGCGCGAAGCAATGAAATCATTGACGGCGACCTCACAGTTCAGAACAATCTAACAGTGGCAGGCACACTTCGCGCCAAGGCAGTGAAGCAGCCTAACTGCGGATTGTTCAAAAACCTTGATGCACTGAAAGCACAGTACCCCAAGCCCGATGTAGGCATGTGGGCAGCAGTAGGCAACAGCACTCCTGCCGACATCTATCGTTGCGACACCGATGGCGTATGGACTGCGACAGGCGAGAAAGGCGGTGTGGATAACCTCGACCTTACCGACGTTGAGACCAACATCAAAGACTTGCAAACGAAGCTGGCCAGCGAGAGCACTACACGCGCAGAGAAAGATACAGCGTTGAACGCCCTTATCACATCGCTAAAATCTACTGTTGATACTCTTATGAGTGGAGACGCAAGTGAAGCCATTGAGAGCTTCAACGAAGTGATTGCTTTCTTGAAAGACGTTAAGGACGACGAGACGCTAACAGGAATACTCAACAACCTTAACACGGCTATTGAGAGCCTGCAAGCAACAGCTACCGAACTGACACGCACCATTGTTGTCGATGAAATAAACTCGTTCCCCTCTACGGAGCAGGTAAGGGAAATGATTGCCAGTGGTAGCGTCGTCACTCGCTACACCGTGATGGACGCAAAGAAAAAACTTGCCGTAGGTTATGTGGATTTCTTCTTTGACCAAATGAAGCACCAGTTGATAGAAGTTCTTACAACTATCAACAGCCTATCGTCAGACGGCAACATCGAAACTGGAACCCACAGAGACGGCACTCTGCTCCACTACGTACGCTTCTATAACATCAATAGTCCACACCTCACCAACGAAAGAGCAACGTGGACTCAATGGAAAGAAGATGTGCCCGACAGCCTGCTTGAAAAAATAAATCAAGTAGCGACACTGGCCAATAACGCCAAGAAGGTTGTCATGCTGAACTTCATCATCCGCAAGAGCGGCATAATGGTAACTATTCCGAATGGCAAAGACCAGTATTATTACAACGCTGCAACGAACGAGTTGTATAAGTCAGAGTTCTACGTATTGAATTCGATAAGCGGCTATCGCTGGGCGCAGGCAGATATTTCCGATACTATCATCTATGTAAATAAGGCAGAGAACGTGCCGTATCGCTATGACGGCAGTACTCTTGTAGCCATTGCGCCAAAGGACAGCCCAGCAAGTATCTTCAACGCAACCGTGGAGAAACCTGTCAGTGGTTACTACACCCTGTGCGACCTCGACAATACATCGTTGAGTGCCGTGCATGCTGCATGGGAGGCACAAAAGGCCGTTAGCGGTTTGATGTTGTCTTACGAAATGGGCGCAGGTATTTGGAAGACCTACCAGTATGTAGGCAAGACCGTAACCGAAAGCAACTGGTTCGACACCGACAACTGGAAAGACTTTGGTTCACTGGCCGCAGGAAGTGAGACGTATATCATCATCGACGCACTTATTGGCAATCCTGCCGTTGGCGATTACTATACGCTCAATACAGCTGTGCAGGCATTGATGCAGTACCAAAAGGATAGCGGCGTTACCTATGCAAAGAAAGGTCTTATCATATCGTATAAGACTGGCGAGAACACAATGGAAACAAAGCAGTTCCAAGGTGAGATTAACGACTTCGGCGAGGTGAGCCTGTGGAAAGACTTTGGCGGCGGTAGCAAGGTGGAGACCAAGGACGCGCCCGAAAAGAACGGCAAAGACGCTCTTAGCACTGGCGGCGCATACGCGCATATCCCAACCAGCATTAACGTGAACACCGAGACCGAGGGCACAGTGAAGTTACACCTCGAGAACGACGAGGGCGAAATGGTGGGCGAAGAGGTGCAGTTCCTTGTCGGCACAGGAAGCGGCGGTACAGGTACTACCATTGCCGTGCAGTTCCAGCAGAACCCCCTGTATGGTAAGGCAGGCGGTGAGTTTGTTGTGAAAGCAGCCATCATGTCTGTAACCAAAGCAGGCAGTCAGGAAATGAGCAACTCTATTTTCAGTGTGGAAGTTATCGACCGCACCACGAAGAAGACACTTGCCACATTCCAGCCCAAGCAGCCGTCGAGTGCCACACTGGACGATTATAGCTTCTCTTTCGACATCAGCAACTTGTTCACACTTGCAGGACAAAGCAACCTCCAGTTGCTTATCACTGATGACGGCGGCAACACTGCCACAAAGAACCTAAGCGTAGTGGCAGTAGATGTTACCTGTGTGAGTGCGCAGACACTGAACTACACCAAAGACACCTCATTGGAGGTAGGCGGCAGGTCGAAGAACATTCTTATGTACTCGTTCCCCAACAATGCAAGCGACAAAGGTATCAAGGCGACAATCGAGATATATAAGGATAACACATGGAAGACCCTTGCGCAGCCAGTCGTGACCGACACATACAGCCACACCGTAGCCATTGACCCGACAGGCATGGCGCACGGCGCATATCCTATCCGCATACAAGGTGAGGATGTTGCCAGTGGTGTAAAGGGTAATATCCTGCACACGGCTGTAATGGTCATTCAGCAGGACAGCACGCTTGACGACTATGACACGCCTATTGTTGTTGCACGCTGGAGCGACGACAGCGAGAGCAAGAAGAAACTCTTCTCCACTGTTGAGTTTGACGTGGCAGTGTATAAGCGCAGTGTTGCGCGTCCAGAAGTTAGTGTGATTATGGAACTCGGCTCAACGTCGGAGGAAGTGGCACACCAAGTAATGGGACGTGATACCACCTATACCATTGACAAGCGTCTTGTTGGTTACAACGAGGGCGACATGCTAACCTTCCGTGCCAGCTGTGGTGACGTGTCAATGCCCGAGGACTACGTTATAACCATTGACGGTACTCTCTTGCCAATCAGCGAGACCGAGGGCGCAGTGTATAAGATTGACCTTGCAGGACGCAGCAATGCCGACAGCGACAAGAGTATCAAGGTAGAGACCAGCGATGGCGGTGAGGTTCGTATTGACGTAACAGGTTCTAACTACTCCACCAATGGATTTGTTAAGAGCAGTTTCGGCACAAGTGAATATGGCACACCCAGCGACAAAGGACGCATGGCATTGCGTGTTGCTGAAGACGTGACCGCCGTATGTACCGACAAGCCTTTCAGCAATGCCAACATCGAAACAAATGGCATGGCGTTGTCGTTTACTGTCATGGTTAAGAACGTTGCCGACCGCAACGCACACATCATGGAGTGTATGGGCGACAAGCTGGGCTTTGTGTTGACTGGCGAGAAACTCGTTGTTGCAGTAAACGGCGACCTCGAGGACGCAGCCACCAGTGCCACCGTGCCCTACGTGAACGACAAAGAAACACGCTTTGACATCGTTATTGAGCCAAGTGCCATTGCCCCTTACGGCGGTATTGGCGTGATTAAGATATTCCGCAATGGTGATGAGGCTGGCGCAGTAGCCTATAAGGCAGGCGAGTTGCCCACCACCGACGCAACAATCAAGATGGACGGTCACGAAGCAGACCTTTACCTGTTTACCATGACGCGCTGGAATACCTACTACAACTTTGTGCAAGCCTGCAATAACTACCTCATTGGACTTCTCGACACCAACGCTATGATTAGCGAGTATGAGAAGAACGACGTGCTTGTATCGCAGACCGCCGAGGGAACGACTAAAGACCGCCCAAGTATGCAGAAGTGTTTGGATGCAGGCCTCATGGTGTGCGTGATTACAAAGAACCCCGATACCGACGACATCGCCGCCAACTATCCAGACTACTTGGAGGGCTTGGACGGCGACAAGAAGACAAAGCAGGTAGTGGACTGGTATTGCTACTTCCCCGATAGACCATGGCAGAACTGCCACATCATCAAGTTTGAGCAGACCAATCAAGGTACTACTTCCTCTTGGCGAGCTATCAAGAACAAGAAAGGCAAGTTCAAAAAAGCCTATAAGATTGAATTGCTCTACACTCGCGAGGAAATCTCCGCCATGTATAACAACGACGAGACTATCCTTGCCAAGTATGATGCCTGTGCAGAGAACGCTGCCAAGAATAAAATCCAAATCATTGACGGTGGTAACTTCACAAACATCGCAACAATCAAGGTGGACTACTCAGACAGTTGCGGTGCACACAACGGCGCAATGATGCACTTGATGAACGACACGCAGATAGCACTTGGCGACAAGTACAAGACCCCTGCGCAGGTATTCAACGAGGGCAGTTACGAGATACATACCAGTATCGACAGCGTACCTTGTGCATTGTTCCGCACCGACAGCAAGATGAACTCCAACGACGCTTGCGACCCAACAAAGGCATACTTCCATGCAAAAGCAAACTTCAATGCCGACAAGGGCGATGCAGGCTTCTATGGCTTCGAGAAGACAAAGGGCTATAACGCCGACTGTCTGAACTATGGCGACTTCAAGGAACTTGTGGCAGCGAAAGACCAAGACCTCACCGAGTTTAAGAACGCTGTGCTGAACACAGCAGCCGACGAACTTGTTGCAGGTAACATCTATGTATTGAGTGAGTATTGTGGCCCTAAACATGTAGTGCTGGAGAACGACGGTACAGGAGCAATGGTAGAGGTTGATGCAGTTGCAGAGCCTACCGAGATAGACAAGACACTTGCGGAAGTGCTTGCCGATGCAGTGAACAACTACAAGATGAACCTTGTATATCACACCAACGACGACAAGTATTGCCAGTATCACGGCGGCAACTGGAAAGACACCACGGGAAAAATGACGTTTAACCCTGCCACGAAGAAGTGGAGTGTCAGCGGCAGAGTGGTAAATCCTGTTGAGTGCTACGAGTTTCTGAAGTATGACGCTTTCGACTGGGGACAGGGAGCGAACAGCCCCGAAGACCTTATGAAGATAGACCCAGCTACCAACGCGCCACTGTGGTTGAGTTATTATGAAAGCCGTTATCCCGACGACGACGACCTCAACGCGCTGTATGAAGCAGGCAAAAAAGTACCTTACCAGTTGTATCGTTGGCTGCACTTCAACCAAGAGTGTAACCACAACCTCACCGAGGACAGTGGCGCAAACGGTGCAAAGAACGCGGACGGTAGCGAGAAATACTTTAATGGTGCTGGAGCAGCTACTACTATCACGCTTGGCGGAAAGGAAGTAGCAGGCACGAAAGAGAACCGCTTGAAGAAGTGGCGACAGGAAGTGCGCAACTACGCTAACCCTTACTCTCTAAACTGCTATGTTATTGCCAGCGACTATAAGGCCGCAGTTGACCAGCGAAGCAAGAACATGATGATAGCGTTCTATCTTGACACTGACCTCGTCATGCGTGCCTACTTCAACCACTGGTATGACGGCGACTGCGTGGACGGCTCAGACAATGACTGCGGCCTTACCATTCCTTGGGATATGGACGCAAAGACCAGTCATCTGTATCAAGGTTGGGACGGTGTGATGTTCAACCAATCCTATCGAGCAGAGGAAACGAAGCAGACCGATAGCGAGGGTAACATCTTAGACCGTGGCGGCGTATGGCTCGACAAGGACGGCACAAGCACACTGACGCTTCATGACGTTGCCGACGCTATGCGCAAGGTGGAGAAGAACGGCATGCGCCTATTCTCTGCTGACGGCTGTTATTACTACTGGGTAACACTGCGCCTTAATAAGTGGGCAAAGGTAATTAGTTCGTTTGACGGTGAGCGCAAGTATATTCAGAACTCTACCAGTTCGGCAAACTACTTCTACGCTCTTCACGGATTGAGACTGGAAGACCTGCCCGACTACCAGCGCAAGCGTTTCAAGATGTGCGACGGCCAGTATGAGGTGGGCGACCTTTACACCAATCCATTCAAGATGCGTGCAATGGGCACAATCCAAATTAAGATTACCGCCGCACAGGACGGCTTCTTTGGTTTGGGTGAAGACCGCGCCGACACTGTTGCCGACAAGTGCCAGTTGAAAGCAGGCGAGAGTTACACGCTTACTGCCAACGCCGCACAGGAGAGTGGTAAGATGATTTATATCTTCGGTGCAGATAAGTTGGCTGTGCTCGACATCAGCGCGTGCACGCCCAAGCAGGAGGGTTTCGACATCAGTAGTTGTGTACTGCTGAATAAACTTATTGTCGGTGGCTTCGGCTATACACCTGCATACACTACTGGCCTGTTGTCTTCACTGGAGTTGCCTGCAATGCCATTCTTGCAAGAGATAGATATTCAGTACACGAAGATACTATCACTTCGCGCTGCTAACTGTCCTCGCTTGAAGACTGTCAAGGCATACGGAAGTAGCCTGCGCACATTCACTCCGTCGGAGGCCTGTCCGCTCGACACGCTCCAGTTGCCGAGCACCATGACGGATCTTGCGCTGGTGAACATGCCGAAGATTGCATATCCTAACGGCGGTATGAACATCGAGGGCTTTAAGAACGTAGTCAATATACGTGTTGGCGGCTGTCCTAATGTGGACGCTCTGCAACTTCTTGAAGACGCTCTCGACAGCGGTGCAAAAATTGCAACAGTCACTATTCCCGACGTGGACGTTACCAAGGGCACAAAGATACTCGCCACCTTGAAGAGCCTCGGCACTCGTGGTAATGGTAGCGAACTGACCAACGCCTGCGACGGCCTTAGTGGTAAGTGGATGTTCGACGTGTTTGTGGAAGACGAGAAAATCGAGGCACTGCGAGCTTATTTCCCAGAGTTGGAAATCAAGAACGTGCAGTACACCCTCATCAGTTTTGATGATACTGTGGAAGATGGCGAGAATATCAGCAATGAGGACAACAAGACTGGCTATGCCTACGGCAACGACTACGTGCCAAGCGGTCATGTGAGCAACATACTCAATCGTCGCCACACGGTGCTTGGCAAGTACCAAGGCAACAAGAAGATGAAGGTGTGTCTGCTTGACGACAACAACCGCAATTACTATCACGACGGCACGGAAGCCAACTTGAAAGGTGACCGCGACAGCACGAAGCAAGACGAGGGCGACGTGTACGTTTACGAGCCTCACTACTGGTATAAAGGTGTGAACGACTACATCAACGACATGAAGTATCAAGCCTTTTCGTCGGTAGCCAAAACGCCCGAGGACGCAGGAAGCCGAAGCGAAAAAGTGAACCTCTCAACACTGGAGAAGTGGGATGGGCAAGCGTTGAGCATCAGCAACCTGCAAACAGGCAGCAATGTTGAGGACAACCTCAAGACCTACGACATCTACAACGTATATAAGGTGTCTGTGAAAGATGCCAAGATGATGAGGTGGCCAGGCATAGCCAGTGGCAGCTACTGTTCAGCCTATGCCGACAAGGACGGCAAATGCTTGGAGGTGGTAAAGCTGACGGCCAACAATGGTTATCAGAACGGCGATTACTTGTTTGCCAAAGTGCCAAAGAACGCCGTGTGGCTCTACTTCACCGCGCCAAAGGATATTGACACCAACCTCTATCCCGACTGGTGCGTGCGTTGTTTCTCGGAAGAGATAGTGGCCGTTGAACCTGACTGGGTAGAGCATGTGCCCTGTTTGACAGGCGCATACGAAGCCAATTATCAGAACGACGTACTGCGTAGTATCAGCGGCAGCAATGCCACTAACAACTACCAAGCAGGACAGTATCAAGACTTCGGCATAGCGCGAGGTGATGGTTTCCAGTGTGTGGACTACGAAATGTCGAAAGACGTGGCTAACCTCTTCTATGCCAAGTATGGCACACGCGACAGCCAAAAGCAGTGTGGCTACGGCACAGGAACGACAGTCTATGTGTGCGGCAAGACCGACATCTTAGGTATGCGCGACACCGTCAATCCGAACAACGCCAGCAGTCACGGCTTCTATTACGACACGAAGACAAAGGCTTACGTCGATGTGACAAGCGTGAACGTGATGGGCTATGAGAACTGGCAAGGTGACAGTGGCGAGTGGATGAGCCGTGTAGGTATCGGCAATGGCACATATGTTACAGACAATCTTGGCAAGAACCGACAGACCAAATACGGTGTATGGCAGATTACCACCTATGACGGCAGCGTGCGTGAGGTGCAGGGCGTGAGAGAGAGCGACAAGTATATCATAAGAGTAAGGAACGGACGCTTCTGCGACGTTATCGCTACTTTCTTAGGCGGAACGAGCAGTACATTCTATTCCGACTACCAATGGTACAGCGATGCGTCCTCTCGTGTGGTGGCTCGGTCGAACTACAACGCGGTTGCGCGCGGCGGCGTTGCGTATGCGGATGCGGGTAGCGCTGCGTCGAATGCGTACACGTACTACGGTTCTCGGCTTGCCTTCAGAGGTGAGATTGAGTTCGTAGAGAGTGTGGAAGAATACAAGGCACTGGGCATGGTTGCGTAAGCAGCCATGAGTGCGAGAAAAATGCGATATGCGGTGCGCGAGGGCGATTTGTTCGACCCTCGGGCACTGCAAAAAAATAACAGGCGGAATTTCCCAAGCCTCTCGTGTGGTGGCTCGGTCGAACAACAACGCGAATGCGAACGGCGGCGTTGCGTATGCGAATGCGAATAACGCTGCGTCGAATGCGAACACGAACTACGGTTCTCGGCTTGCAAACATTAAAAAGATAAAAGTGTAGATGGAGTGAATGTAATTAAATTTGCGCCATCAAACGCCTAAAGATATTTGTGCGTACGATAAGTGGATACGTGTATCCGAATTTTGAGCACAGGGAAATGAGCCTTGGCAGCAGCATTGGTAAGGAAGACAACTTCCCGACCAGTGGAAAGCCAAAAAATATACACACGGAGCAGAGTTTGGTAGGCATGGCAACATGAGCCGAAGAAGTCGTACTCCAAAAAATGAAGGCGTTAAAAAAGGCAACGTAAGATGAAACGATACGGAAAGAATGACCATTTGATAGAAGCTATCACCGAGGAAAGTAACCTCAACGAGAGCATTGACCGCGTGTTACGCGGACGAAGACGCAAGCGCACAAAAGCAGGCAGGTATATTCTCTCTCATCGTAAGGAAATCATCGAGCGATTACAAAGAGAAATTAGGAGCGGCACATTCAAAGTGACGCACTACAAAGAAATGATGGTGACCGATGGGCCAAAGGTGAGACGTGTGCAAAGCGTAAGCCTGTATGAACGCATCGGATGCAATGCCATCATGCGTGTGGTGGAGGCAGTAATCAAGAAGCATTACATCATGACCACCGCATCGAGCATAGAGGGTCGCGGCATGCACTACTTGAAACGGTGTATAGAAGCCGACATAAAGAAAGACCCCGACGGCACACGGTACAATTATAAGTTCGACATTCACAAGTTCTACGAGAGTGTGAGCCAAGACTTTATGATGTACAGCCTGCGCAGAATGTTCAAAGAGCCTACACTGCTGACGATACTGGAGCGGTTTGTGAGGATGATGCCCAGTGGGCTGAGCATAGGATTGAGAAGCTCGCAAGGCTTTGCCAATCTGTTAATCTCCATGTTCCTCGACCACTATCTGAAAGACAGAATGGGCGTGAAATACTTCTACCGTTATTGTGATGACGGAATGGCATTCGGCGACAAGGCGCGATTGTGGATAATATGTGACACAGTGCATGAGCGTGTGGAACTGATGCAGCTAAAAGTTAAAGCCAACGACAGAGTGAGACCAACCGCCGACGGTATAGACTTCTTGGGTTACATCAACTATCCCGAACACAGCCTACTAAGAAAAAGAAACAAACAGAAAGCCGCGCGAGCCTTGCACCGATTGAAGAGCAAGAAGCGCATAGCGCAGTGGGAAGCCACACTCTACGGCGAGTGCAAGCATTGCAACGGCAGAAATTTATTCAAGAAATTAACAGGTAAGACAATGGAACAATACAAACGATTGAAAGACCAGCACATTAAGGCCTCATACGAGGACGGCAAGAAAAGGTTTGAGGGTAGAGAGGTTAACTTAGAAACCTTGCAAGGCGAAGAGTTTCTTGTGTTGGACTTTGAAACAGGGATAGTAACCAGTCCACAGCGTAAGGACTACGAGCGCAAAGTGGAAACTGCACAGCGACGACTGGACGACATGACAAGAGACGGACGTACACCTCCCAAGAGTTTCGTATATCCCGACGACATTGAGAAGCCAGTAGGCAAATATCTGATGCACATACGACGCAATGACGGCGTAGAGGTTAAGGTGTTCACTGGCGACCACGAGAATTACAGCATACTCGAGCAAATGCGACAGATAGGTTTGCCAATGCTTGCCAGCGTCGAGCCTATTCGTTGCAAAGGTTTCACCCGATATAGACTTTGCTAACATGAGAAAAGAAAACGGAATACTGCCCAAGGCACTGCGTTGCATCAATGCACGCAAAGACAAGTGGGCTGTCGTGTGGGGCGGCGAGCCTTGTGAGGATAGCGACAACTTCGACTACATGGAAGAAGTGTTTGACCACAAGCCGACGTTGCAAGAGATACATGCAACCATCGACGCATACTACAATGGACTGGTGGACGAGAAGATTGCTACTGGTTACGAGTGGCACGGTACTCCTGTGTACCTAAGCATGGAGAACCAAATCAACTTCAAAGCAGCCCACGACTTGTGTGTGCAGAATGGCAGCGTGCTCGGCGGCGCATTAAAGTTCAAACTATCAGAAGACGAAAACGGCGTACCAGTCTATTACACCTTTACGGAACTGGCAGAACTTGGCGAGTTCTATTCGGGTGCTGTCGCTTTTATCAACACCTGCCTTAATGAGGGCTGGGCAAAGAAAGACAGTGTAGATTGGAAACAATATAAAGACGATAAGCATGAGTAAAGGTTGTGGTTGCACGACAGGACTATTCAGTAAGATTGTGCCTCCTGCCGCAGATACTTTTTACGTAGCCTGTTGCATACATGATGATGATTACGACAGGGGCGGTACAAGGAAAGAACGCAAGGAGGCCGACGAGGCATTACTCTTCAACTGCCTACGCATAGTGACGAACAAGAAGAGGAAGCCTGCGGAACTGGCCAAACTGACAGTAATTAGTTGGCTGTATTACTGGAGCGTCAGACTAATGGGCTGGCATTATTTTAAGTTTAACAAATAATACAACAGGACATGAAAAAGATTATTGAATTTTTGAAAGTGGATAAGTGGGCACACATCTTTGCCTGTATCCTCATCGTGTATGTAGTGGCCGATATAGACATGGACTATTGGCACAGAGGGTTGGCCGTGGCAACAACCATTGGCGCAATCACTGCTGCGGTGTTCGGTATCGGCAAGGAGTTGCTTGACTTCTTCCATGGTAACCGTATCGACCCACAGGATTTGAAAGCAGACTTAATTGGTATCATCATTGGCGCGGTGCTTATCGTGGCAAAAACACTATGTAGCTAAGAAGAATATGGAGAACTACTACAAAGTTGTATTCACGGCTTTAGGCGGTATGCTTGGTTGGTTTGTTGGGGAGTTTCGCCCAACATTCCCATTGATATTAGTTGCGATAGTGTTTATTGTGTACGACGCTTGGACGGCCTACCAGTTGGACGGTAGAGTGCACAAGGCTTATCCCGATAAGACGGCACGCGAGAAAGCCCACTTCACCAGTTTTGCATTTGGCAAGGTAGTGAAGAGCACCATACCCCGACGACTAATGCTTATCATACTGGCGTTTCTCGTTGAGCACTGGGTGTTCATTCACGTGCAGATACCTCTGTCATACGTCGTAACAGGCGTGATATGTTTTGAACAGGCGTGGTCGATACTTGAGAACGAGAGCAGTTGCCGTCCAGAAACAGAGAGCCGTTTTTGGAAAATGCTGCAACGCATCATGATTGATAAGACGGCACGCCACTTTGACGTGAACATTAACGAACTCAAAAAAGAAGAAAGCAATGAAAGTACTAATTGACAACGGTCACGGCGTAGACACCAAGGGCAAGCGTAGCCCCGACGGTCGCTTGCTTGAATATAAGTGGGCGAGAGAGATTGCCGTAAGGCTGGAAGCCGCACTCAAAGCAAAAGGCCTCGATGCAGAGCGCATCGTGCCCGAAGAGAACGACGTACAATTGAAGGTTCGCTCTTCGAGAGTGAACGCAATATGCAAGAAGCATGGTTCCCGAAATTGCGTGCTGGTGAGCATACATATCAATGCCGCCGCCAACAAAGGGTGGAACACTGCGACAGGCTGGAGTGGCTGGGTTGCTCCAAACGCATCTTCAAACTCCAAGAGGTTTGCGCAGATACTCTATGACGCAGCCAAGGCAAGAGGATTGCAGGGTAACAGAAGCGTGCCCAAGGAACGCTACTGGGTGGGCAACTATGCCATCGTGCGCGACACCAACTGCCCAGCCGTGCTGACAGAGAATTTATTTCAAGACAACAAGGACGAAGTAGATTACCTGTTGAGCGAAGAGGGCAAGCAGACCATTGTGGACTTGCACGTGGAAGGCATACTCAAATACATTTCGGAGGCGCAATCATGAAGAAAGCGTTTTATGTAATACTCGTGCTGCTGCTCGTTTCCGTTGCTGGAAACGTGTGGCAGTACGATGTTAAGAAGCAAAAGCAGGCCGATGAAGCCACCACAACAATACAGGTTGACACCGTGCGTTACAGCGTCGCGACGTACACCTACGACACCCTACTTCGCCACGAGGTTGTTACCCTGCCAGTGGTAAGGAAAGCCGACACCACACACACGGAGGTGGTGCTGCATGATACGGTACAGATGCACGACAGCATAGACGTGGAGATACCTATCACGCAGCGTAGGTATGACGGCGACACCTATCGCGCATGGGTGAGTGGTTTTCGTCCGAACCTTGACAGCATTGAAGTCTATAACACCACGACCACCATAAAGCAGCCAGCCCCGAAGCGTAAACGCTGGGGATTGGGTGTGCAGGCTGGATATGGCTACGGCAAGAACGGCATGCAGCCTTACGTTGGTGTAGGTGTATCGTATAACTTCGTTGTCTTCTGAGTAAATAGATAAAACGGAAGTCTAACGAATAAGTAATAAATTTGCGACATGAATAATATCACGCTGACAGTAAATAAGGCATACGTGTATGACGAGGTGGCCAAGACCACAGCCTACACAGGTGCGAAGATGAAAGACGACGCGGACGCATACGACCGCATCTTCACCACAGACGAAGACCGCATGATGCTGGAACGTTTTTGGGTGGAGGCCTGCAACGGAGCGACCGAAGAGTTTAAGCAGTTCATTGTGAACGTTAGCGACCAGCCCGAAAGTCATGGCGTGGAACTCGACAAGAACTATACGGTAACGCTGGAACTAAGCACGATGTTTGACACGCGACTGAAAGGAAGCATGGAAACAAGCCTGTTTAGTTACTTTGTGAACGCGATAGTTGCCAAGTGGTATCGCTTCACCAACCGAGGCGAGGCCGACAGTTTTGGCGAGGACGCAACGACGGCCATGCTTGACGTGAAGAGCAAAATGTTCCACAGGAAGAAACCACAACGAAAAGCGATATGACTATGAGCAAGAAGAAAACCATCTGCATAGACTTTGACGGCGTGCTGCATGACTACAGCGACGGCTATCAAGGTAAGGACGTGTTTGGGGAAATGATACCGAATGCCGACAAGGGAACGCAACTGCTGAAAAGCAAGGGCTGGACTATCATCATCTACACCACTCGCCAAGCAAGCGAGAAGTTGAAGTCTTGGCTGGAAGACCACAAGATAGCCTACGACCACATCAACGAAAATCCCGAACAGCCAGAAGACGCAAAGGGCGGCAAGCTCATTGCCGAGACATCTACCTTGACGATAGAGGTATGCGCTTCAACGGCAGATGGGATGAATGGCTTATGGGCGAGATAGCTGGGTTCAAGCCTTGGCAGCAAAATCAAAAGGACAACATGGAGAAACGCTATGATGAAGCCGCAGCCTGGGCGAATGACGACGAACCCGACATTTGGACGAAAGGCGATATAAAGCGTATCTGCCATACATAATCAAGCAAGTGTAAACGTATAACATACAACAAAATGGCAAAGAAGAATATCCAAGTTACGCTCTACATGAGTGAACTTATCTACGACGTACAGAATAAGACCTACCTCACTGGCCGCAGCCGTAGCAACGGCACGAACCATGAGGAAGTTGCGAATATGCAGGCCAACGACGACGACGAGAATGCCAATCAGATTGTGCGCAGTATCGGCAATGCTTTCGCCAACTTGAAGACTAAGTTGTCGGAGTATATTGTTGAGACAGGCACGAGTGCCAGCAATAAGTTGCTCACCATAACCTCGAACCTCACGCTGGCACTCGTCATGCCCAGCAACTTCAACCAAGCCACCAACGACACCATTGCCAGTGCGCTGCACCAATATTTGGTGAACTCTGCCATTGGTGATTGGTTTACGATTACCGACAAGAACGACGCATCGGACTATGTGACCCTTGCCGCCGCCAACCTCGACCAAATTAGGGAGGCAGTGAACAAGCGCAATCGTCCACAGCGAGCAACAGTATAAACCAATACCACAAGACCATGCCAACATTATACGGAATAGCAGGCGATATTCTCGACAGGCTGGAGGCCGAACGCCAAAGCCAGTATGTGCGCGGAACGAACGTTCCTAAATACACAAACACGGTAACGTTGAAGTTCAAGCGTGAGGAACTGCTGTATGATATTAAGAACATGGCCTATGTTGAGGGCGACGTTATGCCCACGGACAATGAGCACGACCGCCACCAAGTAATGGATATTGGCGAGGACGGCAACATTGACCGCGTGACACGCATCATGGACTTGGCAATAGACCATTGCACCGAACTGCTCTATCCATACTCGAAGAAAGATGTGGACGACAATGAAGAACGCGACGACACATTGACAGAGACCGAAGAGTATAAGATAGAAATGAAAGTGCCGACTGACTTCTCAAAGAGCACTGTAAACTACTTGGAGAAGTTGATACATGAACTTGTGGTGTACAAGGTGCTTAGCGACTGGATGAGTATTACCAACTTGCGCAACACTAACAGCGCAGCTAACTGGGCTGCGAAAATAAAGCAGTCGGAAGACGACATCGAAAGCACACTCAATGCAAGGATGCACAGAGTGCGCAGGACACAAACACCTTGGTAATGACAGAGACAGGTAAGTACTTTTTTTTCATACGACATTTTAGTTATTTAAGGTAAGAAGATTGTAACAAAAAGGGCAGGCCGTTGTGAAACGACTTGCCCTTTATCTATATAATATAATGTAATGTATGTGCGCGAGGCTTATCGCGGTTTGTTGATAAGCCGTGGGTTGAACTGACACGTGAAGCCATAGAGACTTTCTTCGGCATCGAGTTGACAGAGCAGCGCAAGACGGAAGTATTTATAAGGCGTGCCACGGAAGCCACGGAGATACATATCACTGGACGACCACACCAGTTGCCAGTTGGTAAGGTCGCGCGAGCCATAAAGCACCTGCTGAACGTGTCCACGCTGGAATTTGCCACGCTGTATGATGGTGTCAATGGTTTTCAGTAGGTCGGGAGCACCCAACTTGAAAGGCCTTGTGAAGACAAGCCCACGAATACCTTTGAGCAGTTCGCCGTCTGACGTGTTATCAGTAGAGAGGTTGATTAGAGAGCCGTCGTTGGTCATAGCGAGAGCATCGGGATAAGAGTTTACACCATCGGCAATATTGGACGGCATCATGCCCCACTGCTTATCTTTCATGCTATACACATAGGCATAGCGACACTTCGGATTGTAAACGATGATACGCTGGTGTGTGTAGTCGTAGAGCATACCGCAGCCCTGCAAGAACTCCATGAACGGTTTATAGTTGAGTTGCTCAGTGGTGAAGCCAGCCTCTGTTATTATCTTCTCGCCAGCAGGCAGCGAAAGCGGATTGAAAGCCTCGTCGCCGTTGAGAATGTCGGATATACACTGCGAGTTGCTACCGCTTATGAGCATAATGCCACGGTCGGTAGCGAATAGTACGGCACTATCAATCTGCGTAATGCAGTCTGCATTATATGTTCCATCGGCATTCTTGATAATAACGTCGCGCGTGATGGGCTGACGTGCCGAATAAGAGCCTGTGGTGGTGGAGACCTCCAATGCCCACACTCCCTCGGTGGTGAAAGCATAGAGAGGGAACTGACCGAACTGACCCTCGGAGAGAGCCTTGGCGGCGGTGGATATGCCAAGTATGCGACCTGTGCCCACGGTGTTGATGTTGGTAACAGCGTAGCGGAATGGGTTGTTTACGTCGGAAGTGTATATCTTGTTGGTAACCTCTATTATTCTATCAGCCTCGGCAGATTGCGACGGATACGATGTGGTATAATTTGCTTCTTTCAATGCTCCTTCCCAGTCCTGCATGAACACTGCACCATTCAAGAAGTTATGGGCTTCCATGCTCACCTCATAATACTTACCGAATACATTCCATATTAGGATGGTTGCCTTGTAGCAATTTGTGTTAGGATAGTACAGGAACAACACAGGCGTATTGTTACCAAGTGCATAAGTCTCTCCCTGTAAAACAATATCCTTTCCGTCCTGCTTGATATGGAAATACACGCAGTAGCTTTTCTTAGTGTTTTCAACCGTAGGCGACGCGTTGCTATAACTTGCAACGTAGCCGTCAGTGAAAGGAAGCAAAGCACCAGTGTTATATTCTGCATACAATTTCTTCTGAATGTTCGTGATGTTGAGACGCTGGTTGTATGCGAATGAATATCGCGACAGCATAGTGTCGTGGCTATCGTAATCGTCGCTCATGCTCTCGCGAGCCACTAACGACTGGAGATAATCGTCCTCTACTTCAATGACTGTGCGAGTTGTCTTTAAGTCGTCAATCTTAATTGCTTTCAGAAAATAGAACTGTGAGTTTGCTTTAATGTTTGCCTTAACCGTGTCGGGCGTGAGGCGTGGCAGTCCAACACGATAGGAGTAAACGGTAAACGCATTTAGCGAATTATCCCACGTGTTGAAAGCCTTACAGTATGCCCATGAAGTTTTCTGCTTCTGATAGACAATCGGGTACTTCGTAGTGTCGCATGTCTGATTAGTGAGTTTGCATATAGAGAAGCTATCGCGGTCTGATGTACGCAAGAAACTGGTGCAACTGCCGCTTTGGTCGTATGTGTAGATAGGTTTAGATATAAACACATCGACAGAACGAACAATGTCTTTCCAGTTCTTCAACATATCAATGCGCGACTGAAATATACAAGCATAGTCCAGTTGGTGCACAATGCCGACGACGCGGCACTTAGCATGGTCGCCCATATACTTGTGGTCGTTAGACCATATTTTGTGCATAGCTACGTCGGGCGCAACATCAGACGAGCAGACCATGAGCACAGGAGAAGAGTGCATTGTCAGACTGCCGTCATACAGGCGATACGCATAACGCACGAGGAATGGGAAAATAAACCTGCCCTTATTCGTGGCGTTCTCTGCAATGAATTTGTTTACCTTGGCCAGCACTTGACTGGTAACCTTTGATTTGTTATCGTCGGAGAAGTCGGCACAAAAAGGGTCAGTGGAAGACGTTAATGTGTTCCACGTGGTGTTGTTTGTCTCATAGCTAATAGCGTCAAATGTGATTTCAAATTCATCTGTACGCTTCATTTCTCCCTGCAAACCGAACGAGATAGGCAACTCTGGCAGGTGTGTGCCGAGATACAGGTAGCCCTCTTTGTCGCCTTTCCACAGGAAGTAGTGCATACCATTATCACATTGCGCTACAAGTGTGTTGCCAATAGCATTGACTTGGAACACCTCTGTATTACTACCGAATGTTTTAAGTTCAGTCGTAGGTATAACGCCTGTGTCTGCACTCGGCTTCGCTCCATCATCAAACCAAGACATCTTATTGTTAGTCGTGTCGATAATGATGTAGTGTTTGAACTTTGCCGTCTCATGGATAAACGCTACTTTCTTCTTGTTGTCGAGCGTGAAGAGTGTAGTAGGCGGCAGTACTGGTTTGAGGTCGCCGTTGTCGGGCACGACATTCATCATGCCTGCGAGGTCACCGTCGGGACATTCATAGTCGGACGGCGTGGCTGTGTAGCCATTGTATTTGATTTCCTTTATCATTGCATGACAGTTAAAGATTATACTTCTGAAAGATTATTGCGTGCTATGAGTATTATTGCTGGCGTTGTCTTATCGAAGAGCAACGCACGGTCGCCAGTGGGCAGGCGTGCCACGTATTGCGCATTGGATAGCTTCATGATTGCCGTGCATAGTCTTTTGGAATGAGCGCGGTAATTGTGGGAGCCTTTCTTAGTAGGCCAGCACTGCGCTTCATGTCGGCCTATGCACGCGTTGGCCTTTTCTCTGACGAACATGTAATACTCGCCACCGTAGAACGCCACATCAAGGACATCGCCTGGGGCGATGCCAATGATGCGAGCGACACGAGCCGTTATGTCTATACGTCCATTCTTATAGAATGACACGTCGGGTTTCCTGATAAACGAGCCGAGTAAACTTTTCATATGGTCGCAGTATTTCGTAATACACCATGCCTTGCTTCGTGCGGCGAACCTTAACGGATAGACGGACGCGCTGCTTGTATATGTGGAAGTCGAAGAACATACGCGCCACAGTAGGGTTGAGTGTCTCGAAGCCGATGCACTTGTGCTTGGTGTTGTACTGTATTTCGGCCATCTGTGTTGGCTGTCGCAGGTCGGGATTGATGGTGAAGCCATACGAGCCGTCGCGCAAGTAGCCTTTCACAGTCTTGATTTCGTTGTCCACTGGGTTATCCTTGGGAGGAATGTAGAACACGAACACCTTGGCTGCATCGAGTTTGAAAACGTCGATGTGCTTGCACAGACGTTTAGACAGCGTGATAGAACTGTCCGACGCATCTGCAATAATATACAGGGAGCGACGGAAGATGTAGTTATAAATGTTTAGCAATAAATCTTTCATGAGTGCAAAGATAAAGTGAGAAGTGATTATTAACGTTTTATCTTTTTATCGAGACAGGCGAATACACTTTGCGCGAGCGGAACGTGATTGTCTCAATGTACTCGTAGGTGCGTGTCTGCCCTATGCGCAGACGGTGTTGGTCTGCCTCATACTTATTAGTGAAGATATAGGACGTGAGTTCGTAACGTTCAACGCCACGTGTGCCTACGATATTGGCATAGTATTTATGCCCGAACAGAAAGGCTGTGATAGCCTGTAATACTGAATATTTCATTATGTAAACAAGTCTTTTTGTTGATACTGTTGTTTGTTTAGATAGTTGTCACCGCGCTGGATATAGTCGTCCACACGCTTTTCAAGTGACCTCGCCTTGGTCAAGGCTTGATGAGAGCGCGTCGCGAAGTATTCTCGTTGCGCCTCACGCATAGCCTTAACCAAGCGAAAGAATGTCAAACGCCCCTCGTTATTCATCGCTCATTGTAGTTGGCTGTTCTCTGACTTTGAAAACAAAGTCAGCCCAAATGTCAATAAACTGTTTGCCGCAATACTCCGCCAGTTCCTTAGATTTGAAGGCAAGCCGAGAACCGCAGCCCGAGCTCGCATGCGACGCAGCGTAATGCGCATACGCATACGCAACGCCGCCGCTCGCACTCGCGTTGTGGTACGACAGAGCCACCACACGAGAGCGTTGTTCCTCGCTCATATCGTCGAGTTCCTGCTGGGTGAACAGTTCAAACCATGTGAACCAACGGTACTCGTCGGTGGTGAACTTAGGTTCCCATCCCTCATTTAGGGCGGCGCAGATTATGCGGAGTTTGAGGTATGCGATGACATCGTCTGTGCCAAAATAGTCGGTAATATGTATCTTTGTGTTCTGATAGGCTAACACCATAGGGTGCTCTTCGCCTAAAGTACGGCAAGCGTCCTCAAACGTACGCACACGTTCCATGATGTTCTTTGGTTTAGCCTCTTCTGCAATGTCATTACCAAACAGGTTGACGAGAAATGCCTTTTGCTCATCGTTGCCATTGCGGTAGGCGTTGATGATGTTCTGTTTCTTGATTTCGATGTTGTCTGTCATAACTTTGTTGTGTTAGAATATTATTTGTTATTGTTTCGTTTGTAGTAATCAGCAACGTAGAGACGGAACTCGTCAAATAGGGTTTCCAGCCCCTCTTCATCTTCTGAAGCAAAGTGAAACTTATTCTCAACAAGTTGTTCGTTATACTTCTCGACGATGGTTGCATCTATATAGATTGCGTCATTGCTGAAATGCTGCACCTCTACGGAGTGCTGATAGAGTTTGTCTATATTGTCGTGGCAGAACTCCTGCACGTCGGCAAGGATATACTGCATTGTTTTAATGGTGTTCGTCTTCATAATCTTCTTCCGAATACTGTTACTTCGTGTTTCATTGTTATTTTCTATATGTCGGGTTTTCAAACACTACCACCTGCATCATTTCGTTGAAGCGGTCGGCAATGCGTTGTCCGTACTTCTCTTTGATGTCCTTTGGCGCGACATTAGTAGTAATGACAGTGAAGAGTTGGCTGTCATAGCGATGCTCCAGCAGTTCCACCACTGGGGAAAGAACGTTGCCGTAGTCGAGTACTTCCGTCGGTTCTGTGCCAAGGTCGTCAATAGCCAGCATGAAGCGTTGGCGAATGGTGGAGAACTGTTTGTAGTCTTTGGAGCGTATCTGCGTGAGTTCGCGAGCGTCCATAACCGAGAGGCCGATGTTTTCGTACTGGCCAAACATTCCATCAAAGTAGTGTCCGCTGGAGAGGTAGTTGCAAGCCTGCTGCAATGCATAGAGCATTGTTGTCTTGCCATTGCCACACATGCCGCAGAGCATAAGCCCGAACTTAGAGTTTTCGTTTGTGAGGAAGTTTGCCACAACATCAATGTTCTTCTTCGTATTATCGTCGAGTTTCAGAGTGCGGTGACGAAATTCCACTTCGGCCGCGTATGCAGACGTGAGCAGTTTTACAGCCTGTTCCTTTGAGAGCGGCCATCTAAAACGAGGTCTTGTAATCCTCCGCCGAAGAAGCAGTGACTTCAAATCCTCTACGTCTATTTTGCGTTGTTCCATTTGCTTGTTGTTTTTTTTCGTTATTGAGAATTATAGAAAGCCAGTTGGCGAAATGTGCCTTAGCGTCGCGCAGGTCGTCGTGTGACTTGTCGCGGCAGGCTGCATCGAGCCAAAAGCGATTGATGTATTCTTTGAGAATATCGACACCTGCGATGTGGTAGCGCATGCAGATAATCTCCTGCCAGTAGGTATCACGCTGCATTTCCTCTTTGTAACTTTCCTCTTTTCCTTTGTCGGTGGGTGGCTTGACAGGAAGCACCTGTGCAGGCTCTTGCGGTTGCTCGATGGGCTTAGTTACAGGCGGCTGTTGGTAACGGTCGTAGTTTACTATCGTGATAATAGTGCTCTGATTGGTGGACTTCTTCACAATCTCGCCAGTGGAGAGTAGCCGTTTGAGACATGTGCGCACCGACTGGGTGGAGATATGTGTATCAGCCGCAATCTTTGCCACAGACGTAACCAGCTGACCACGGCCTATCTCAATGCCGTGCCAACGTTCCTGTCGGGTGTTGGCACGTAGGAAGAGATAGATGAACACGTGCACCATGTGGGAGTTGTCGAACCACTCCCATTCCGTGAACTTGTCGTATAACTTAACCCATCTTTCCATTTTACATGTGAGATATGTATTCCGTAATAGTTTTAATAAAATCGTCCAGCGAACGTATGACAACGTACTTGCCGCCGTGTTGCTCTACCAATCTTTGGTATTCCTTTTGGCTGTCGGACTGTTTGCCCTTGGCCGTCTTCAACTCCATACAAAGGTAAGGTGCTACCTTAGTCTGGAGTAAGAAGATGAAGTCGGGGAAGCCAGCACGGACACCCATTGCCTTGCGCTTGGCACCGTCGGCGGCACGCTTCACCAGCAAGCCCTCGTTGGGCGAGTGATGCAGGAGAAGACGGAGTTTCGGGTGCTGCAAATTGAACCATGTGCAACAGGCTATTTGTAGGTCGTCTTCTTCATGCCTTGGCCGACGGCGCACTTGCGCGTTGGCTTTTTGTCGCATTATATCAAGCCAGTCATTAGACATTGTGCTGGAATACTTCGAGAATGACAGTCTTAGAGACTGATACCAGTTCGTAGTCGATAGTAGTAACGTCGAAGAAGTCGCTCATTGCTCGGCGTGCACTCTCTACGCTGGAAGCCTGCACAAGGTAGTAGATAGTTGTTCGCTTCTCCTTGGAGGTCTTCTCATCGAGAGTGATTAGCTGCATCTTCACCTTGTAGAAAGTATCGTCTTTCTCGTTTTCGGAGAAGAGCACATCCTTATAAGGAGCAATCTTTTCCTCAACCACAGCCCACTCGCCACTCATGTAGGGTGTCATTTCATTGGTGATAACGGCCTCGGCCTCTGTGAAAGACATTGCTTCAACGGTGTAGGCCTCGCGCACGGACTTCATAAGTCCGTCGTCCATTACTTTGTCGTACTTGATTTTTACCTCAAACCAAGTAGATGTCTTGCTGGTGTTCATAGTTGATTACTGTTTGAGTTTATTCTTGATGTCCTTAGATACCTGGAACTTCACAACCTTGTGGGCAGGGATTACAACCTGTGTTCCCTTACTGATGTTGCGGCCAACCTTTTCTTTGACCTCTACCACCTTGAATGTGCCGAAGCCACGGAGTATGATACTCTCACCCTTGATGAACTGCTCACCAGCAATAGCTGTGATGTTGTCGATAACTTCCAGTGCCTGTGACTGGGTGAGGTCTGTGCGTTCGCACAACTCTTCGATTAAATCTTGTTTTACCATTTTGAAATTAGTATTTACGTGAAATAAATTGTTCAACTTCTTCTAACAGGTCGTCCTTGTCTGTTCCTTTGAGATAGTTGTTTAGGATGTCGGTAACAGCAAGGTCGTAGAACTTCTCGAACTCGTCGGCTGACATCTTCGTGAATGAGATAGAGCGCAGTTTGATTACCTCGCGTGAGCCTACCTGTACCGCATCGTAATAGCCAAGGTCTATCTTGACAGCCGCCAACATTGTTTCCACGTTGTAGATGTGCATGGAAAAGGTGATATGCTCGGGCAGGTTGGTCACCGTGATGTGCAGCAGCGCAAAGAACTTGCGGTGAAATCTGATGTTGCGTGGGCGTGTTACCGTTACTCGCACGTCAGAGCCTATGCGCAGTTGTGCTTTTGCTTCTGCATCTATCTCGTCGAGTGGCACAAGGCCAGTAGATGTAACGCGACAATAGAAGTCCATATTAGTAGGGAGTTTTATTAAAGTCGATGCTCATACCCTTGTGGGCGAACTGGGTGTGCTTGCCTGTTAGGTCGCCTATTCCTTTGCAGAATTTCGACGGTGCAGCGTTGTCGCCCGAAAGGTGGAGCAGGACTATGTTATTAACTTGTGATAGGTCGTTGGCCTGTAACGTCTCGCAGCATGTGGTGTATGACATGTGCGAGCGAATGATACGGTCGCGGACTTTGGGATGCACTATTCCAGCCTCAATGTTGCGGTCGAGAATATCCAAGTCGTAGTTGCATTCCAGCAGGATATTGTTCAGCCCTGCAAACTTGTTAGGCAGATAGTATGTGTCGGTAGCGAAGAGTACCGTGCCACATTCCTTGTGTTGTATAAGATAGCCGCACGGCTGTGCTGCATCGTGCATCGTGGGGAACGAGAGAATACGGAAGCCACCAAGACGCAACGCATGTTTGGGCGTCGGGTGCCAGCATTCCTGTATGCCCAGTGCCTCGGCTGTGCCAGTGCTCATTACCATAGGTATGCAGGCAGCGGAAAACTTGTCGGCATATTTGGCGTGGTCGCCATGCTCGTGGGTGATACAGCAGCCAACCACCTTGTCGAGGTGGAAGCCCAGCGCAATCTTCACCTGTCGCATGTTCACGCCTGCTTCGAGGACAAGCACCTCCCCAGTCTTTTCAGACTGGAGTAGGTAGCAGTTGCCACGAGAAGAAGAACCTAATACGTGAAGTTTCATCTTGGTGTGCTTGTCTCGGTCACTTAATAGGCAGGGCCAGCAGGTGCGTCAGGCTCTTCCTGTTGCTTAATCTCTCCTGTTTCGGTATCGACGTTGGCAGGAGCGTCGCCAGCAGCAACGTCGTCGGCCGTTGTGTCGTCAAAGGAAATAGTCTCTCTGTTGGCGTTGGCAGCTTTCTCTGCCTCCACCTGTCCTTTTACATCTTCTGCTTCAACATAGACGATGTCCTGTGTTTCCTCAACGGTGCGCATACCCATAGACAACTCGGGAGCGTAGGCAGAAGTCCAAAACGATGCAGCGCGATACATGAGCATTTGCTTTGGCATAGTGCGCCACTTGCTTCCGTTCTTGGTGTACCAACCTTCATCAACGGCCATTCGCAGGGAAATGGGCGAACTCTCCAGTACGTCCTTGCCGCCCTTTGTGGTGGTGTAGGCCACACATTCGATGTCCATAATTTTAGTACCGTCGAACTCCTTGGTTATAGCCTCGGTCTTGTAGTAACCCTTGCCGTTGGGATTGTTCACCCACTTCTTTTCGTACTCGATGTAGTTGAACTTGCCCATCTTACCCTTTTCGGTGAAGCGGAACTTCAATGGCTCGAAGCGGCCACACGTATTGACCGTAGAGATAAGGAACTTAGAAGACCATGACGGACGGCCATAGATGATTACCAAGTTCTGCATAACCATGAGAGGCGACGCGCCGATACGTGTGGCGATGTCGAGAGCAATGACGCAGTTGGCTACTGCCTGCTCCTTGCCCACCTTTGCCACTTGGTAGGTGTCGGGCACGAGTGCCGAAGATGCAAAGAGATTAGACATGCGCTGCACTACTGCAAACTGGTTAGGGTCGAAGAAATTGACCGAGGTTGTCTGTGCGGCAGGCTGAACTGCCAGTTGTTGTTTGTTGTCTGTCATAACGTTTAAAATTAAAATGATTATTTGATAACTAACTCTTTATCCTTGGTTACTTGCAGGAAGATTGTTTGCGACTGCACATCGTGGAAGTCATTAACACTTTCCGCGCCGTCGATGAAGATAGGCGCAGCCACATTATGGAAGCGGCACAAGGTGTTGATGATGTCGAGGCCAGCGTTCACTTGGCCTGCCGTGTTCTTTGTTCCGTAGGGCACGCCCTCGATGATTGGCACGCACGTCTCGAACTCGTTGCCGTCCTGTGTGGTGTCGAACAACTGGAAGCGGACGTAAGAGAACAGGCCGTTAATGCGCTGCTCGCAGTCCTCAATCTTCTTCTTGTGGAATTGGGCGGCGATATACTCGCGCTTCTCGATGTCGGCTAACTGTTGTGCAAGGTCGCGTCCCTCGTCGTTCAGTCGCGCAATCTCCTTGTTGGCCTTGTCAATCTGCTCACGCTTTGCCAGTCGGTTTTCCAACTCGTACATGCTTGCAAGAGTGGAGGCACGTTGTGAAGCCAATTCGTTGAGTTTGTCAGCCTCGTCTGTGTCGTCTTCCTTTTGGAGTGAAGCCTCCAGTGTATCAATCTGCGCTTGCAGGTCGGCATACTCTGGTATTTCGTTGTTGTTGATGATACCACGAGTGGCGACTGGGTGGTCTTTCAAATCCTCATAGAGGTTCTGCAATTCCATATCCTTGCGCTTATAGGTGTCCTGCAACTCGTCGAGTTCTTTCTTCTTTGCGTCGTGTTCCTCCTTGTATGCCTTTTGTTGTGCGACGAGAGCACGCCCACGTTTATTGTTCATGGTGAGCAAGTCCTGCTTGTGCTGTTTGAACTTTGCCTCGGCAGTGCTTATCATTTCCTCGGGCAGACGTTGGCCGCAGTGTGGGCAGGTGTCTGAACCGTCGTAGGCACTGGCGTTAATCTCGTGCCACTCGTGGCGCAGTTCCTCCAGTTGCTTCTCAGTGTCGGCCATAGCCTTGTCGAGGTAAGCAATGCGGTCTTCTGTGCACTTAATGTCAATGCGCATGGTGGACAGGTCGGAGTTGCCAGTCTTCAACTTAGCCTCAATGTTGCGACGTTCCTCGTTTGCCTCATAGACGGCTGCTTCCTGTTCTTTCTTGTAGGCGGCAATGACAGCACGTTGTTTCTCCTGCAAGGAGTAGATGTTTTCCTGTGTGGCCTTGCGTGCGTCGTACTTACTGCTACGACGTGCGTCGGCACTGGTCATTTGCTTGTCGATAGCTGCAATATCATTCTTTGCGGCATTGATTTGCAACTTCAGTTCTTCCCAGTTCTCGGCCTCGGGCATCATCTTGTGAGTTTGGTCTATACGTGGCTGCACCTCGGCGGCTTTTGCCTTGACACGTTTCTTTTCGGCTGCAATCTCCTTGCGGAAGTCGGAGAGTGATTTACCGTTGAGACTATCCAGCAGACTTTTGAAGTCCTCGGACGTGGCTGCAATCTCTTCGTCGGTAACTGTGCCAGCCATTTGCAACAGGCACTCGCGCTGTTGTTGCCACTTCATTTTCTCGGTGAAGTAACGAGGGTTGGTAATCATTTTGAAGAGTGTGTCGTCGATAATCTCGTCCTGCACACGCTTGCCGAACTCGCCAACCTTAACAGGCGTGCCGTTCCAAGTGCACTCGGTTACGTTTCCGCTAAAAACTTCCTCAATCTGTCCTGTTGGCTTTGTCCACTTCTCCTTGTACTCGCGTTTGAGGGTGGTTGACACGCCGTCGATAAGGATAACTGCCTCGACGCTGCACTCACATTTGTGGAGTACGTTGCCCTCGGTGTCATGGGTACGCAGTTCGAAGTCCTTGCGGTCTTGGCTATCCTTACCGAAGAGCAGCCAGCAGAACGCGTCGAAGTGACGAGACTTGCCCAATCCGTTGCCGCCGCAGATGTAAGTGGGCGCATCGGTATGGAACTCGGTAGTTCTTTCTTTCTCACCTCGCCAGTTGTGGAGAGTGAGCGATTGTAATTGTATCTGTTTCATATTACAAGAATATTATTTATTGTTGTCTGATAATAGTTTGGATATTGTGCCCAGCAGTTCGGAGTAGAAATTCCACAGGAGGAAGAGCAACCCGATGCAGAGCAGTAATAGAACCATAAGTATGGCCAGTGCGATGTATTAATGCTACCATGTGATTTTGTCTTTTAGCTTTTTCAGTAGTTCATCATCGGAAACGGTTGTTGTGCCACACTCTACTATTTCGCAAAGGAAGTCACGCAGTTGCAGGCGTTGGAAAAACTTTGGAAGCACGAAGTAGTCGTGTTTATATCTATATTCAACTTCTCCCTCGATACGTTCCTCCATATCTTCCTCGGTTTCCATTTCGTCCTCATAGACATAATAGCCTCGGTCTTCCAATTCGCATATCAACTCGTCGCTATCAAAGTCTTCTAAATCTATGCTGCTCATAATTGGTCATTCTTTATACGTTGTAATAATCTAAGTTCTGCCACAGGGTACTCTATTTTGCCTGGGCGTCGGGCTGGGTGCACCTTGCCTTGACGAAACCACCTGTCCACATTAGCACGGCCAAACATGGCGTAGGCCTTTCGCTGTGAAATGTAGGCTGGGTCGCTTGCATCTTTCTGAATGAGGGCGGCTACTCGCGCCGCCACATCGTTCAGAAATTTATCGTAGGTGACCAGCTGGTCAGAGAACGCTATCTGCATCATCAGAAACAAGGGTCTATGTAGTGTGTCTGCCACAGGAGTGATAGGCGAACGCCGTCTTTGCAGGACTGTCCTTCTTCTACCCACATGCCATTACTACGCTTGGTGAATATTTCCTCGTCCTTATCCTCGCACAACTCGGACAGTATCTCGTAGTCGCCAGCGTAGTAGTCGATGCACTTCACTTTGTTGTGGCGAACCTTAATCTTACAAGGAGAAATGATTTCTGTCACTGTTGCTGCACGCTTGTCGCTCCAGTAGATGATAGTGCAGCCAACGCCAACCTCTGGAACGATGTTCTTGTATGCCTTCTTCAATTTCTCGTCGTGCTCCTTATCCCAAGGGAGTATGGTGTTGGTGAACCACTCGTCCCACTTCTTAGGGTCATGGAGTATCTCGGGCGTGCACTTGGGCTTAGGCTCGTTATACACTTCGTTGTACTTCGCAACACTCTCTGCGTAAGTCATTGTTATCTTCTTCACAATTAGTCCTCCTTACAAATAGTTTTCAAACCCTTGAAATATCCTTTACCGTTCCAGTATTTGGCGAGGCGGTAGGCTGTGAACATGATGCACACCGCACCAGCCTTGACAGCAAGGAAAGAAAGTAACTCGCGGTCGCTCTCGTCGCAGGCCATGAAAAAACCAATCAGACCTATAAAGGCGACAACATTAAATCTCCAGTTGAGAAATGTGGATAGTAACTGTTTCATACGATTTATGTTTTATTTGTTCTTGCAAATTGGTTTGGTTGCGTACTCCACCCATTGGTGGAGCAGGTTGCAGTAGCGACCGTTCAAGCCGTTGTGGGCTTTGGTGCAGGTACGACAAGTATCATTCATAAGCGATTACTTTGTCCTTGTGATAGTCACAACTCGCTCTTTACGATTGATGGTAGAAGAGAAAACCTTACCCCACAGGAAGCCGTACTGACTTGCCAATGTCTTGACAGAGTTCATGCGCTCGGCAGGAAAGGTGCAACTCTCGTTGATACCGAGAGACCTTAATTGCTCTGTTACAGTCATTTTTTTGCTCATTTTTGATTGACTATTAAATAAATTTATTAACTTTATGCTGCAAAGGTAGTCAATTAACTACATACAAGCAAGTGATCTGACTACTTAATGTAGTCATTTAATAACTTTTAACTATATGATAGCGTATGGAAACAATCAACGACCGCATGGAAATGCTTATAAATGAGCGTTTTAATGGCAACAAGGCTGCTTTTGCAAAGGCTATAGGTACTGAAAGAGCTACGTTGTCAAATTATGTAGGCAGCGTACGTCGTAGTAAACCATCTGTGGATATGGTAACAAAAATTGTGGTTGCTTTGAACGTAGATGCACGATGGCTACTTACTGGTGAGAAATGCGAAAAGTCAAACAACGTGTCCGTTGGTAACAATGCTGACGGAAATGTTGCCATAGGTAGCCATAACTCTGTGGGAAATGTAACGACCCATGTTGGGGAAACGGCTGTATTGGCAGAGCGTGTCAAACTACTGGAGCAGTTACTGGAAGAAAAGGAGAGAACAATTAAAATACTGATGGAACGATGAAAGACCCAATTATATTCAGAGACAAGGCGCAAGCCTTGTTAGACAAGAGCAGGAGCATTTCCTACGATGCAAACTCGTTTGAAAGTTGCCCCGACATGGACGCTATCGTTGAGGACTTCCTGCACCTCGTGTTTTTCTTTGATAAGGATATGCCCCTGTATAAGGACATGATAGGTAAGGACGACATAGTTACTCGCAACCTGTCAGCCGAGACGCTGGAGTTCTACATAACTAAGTTCATTCACTACTTAGACGAGTATTGCATAGATGAAGAAGAGTAACATTGCAAAGGTGGTGTTTGCAGTGCTGTTGCTGTTGGCTCTGTATCTGATTGCACTCAATGGAAGATACAAGCCAATAGCCAATGGGTTCCTGTTGCTCGACAACTGGACAGGCAAGAGCGTACCAGTAGAGCAGACGGTGCAGGACACCATACACTAACTTTACACCACATACGGCTAAGTCCTCTTGTTCAGTGTCATTTGTCTGCTGCGCAGGCTGCTGTAGAGGAATAATAAGATAAGCCCTCGTAACTAACGAGTTAGGCGGTAAGTCTCTGATAATAAAGAGGCTTGCCGCCTAAATTGTTTTTGGTGGGTCTGCATGTTCTGCACACTAATCATGCAGAATTTGTAGGGCAAACTTACAAAAAATAGCACAATGAACTGGGCGGACACTTACAAGAACTTACAAACAAATTTTGAAAGATAGATTATGGCAACATTCAAACCAGTAGTAAGAACTCCACGCAAGGATGGTTTCTATAAAGTCTATATCCGCGTGGTTCACAAAATAAAGCCCGGCTATATCAGCACGGACAAGTTGGTAACTAAACAGCACGTTGACAAGGACGGTAACATAACAGACCCTTTCGTGAACGAGTATTGTGCAAGGCGCATATTGAGGTTTAGTGAGCTGCTTAACAGGGTGGACTGCACAAGGTGGACGGTCAGGCAGATCATCGAGTATGTGACGAAGGAAGACGAGGACTTGTGCTTCTCTGACTATGCTGCACTTCACATAGACCGTATGATTGACAATGGACAGGTGCGGAACGCCAAGAACTACAAGCTGGCGTTGCAGCACATGGAGAGGTTTGCAGGTACCAACAGGCTTATGTTCGGACAGCTGACATCGACATTCGTGAACCGATGGATAGCTACGTTGGAGCAGACGCACAGGGCAAAGGAAATGTACCCTGTGTGCATAAGGCAAGTGTTCAGAGCTGCCATCAAGGAATACAACGACTACGACAACGGCATCATCCGTATCAGGACGAACCCTTGGGGCAAGGTGAAGATACCACAGGCGGACCGCTCGACAAAGATTGCCATCAGCCCGGAGGAATGCCGACTGTTCTTTGCTGCACCGTTGCCGGAAACGAAGTTCATTGACCCGGTGCCAGAGATTGGGCGTGACGTGGCCAAGATGATACTTTGCCTTGCAGGTATCAACACGGTTGACCTGTTCGAAATGCCAAGGGACGGCTATCACAACGGAATATTATGCTACAACAGGGCGAAGACGAAGAAGGTACGCACGGATGATGCGTATATCGAGATGCGCGTGGAGCCGGTTATCCAGCCATTGGTGGAGAAGTACAAATCGCACGATCCAAACGACAAGTACTTTTTCAACTTCCATGAAAGGTTTTGTGACAGTGACTCTTTCTGTGCTTGTGTGAACAAAGGCATCAAGATGGTTTGTGAGAGTATGGGCATCCCGAAAGCGAAGCAGTACAAGGCATACACGTTCCGGCACACATGGGGAACAGTGGCGCAGAACGACTGCAAAGCATCCATTGACGAGGTTGCATTTGCCATGAACCACTCTCATGGGCGCACCATCACACGAGGTTATATCAAGTTGGACTTCACACCGGCGTGGAATCTCAACGCTAAAGTGATTGACTTCATCTTCTTCAGCACACGCAGGAGCAAGCAGGGAATGGCGCGAGACGTTGACGAACGGAAGGACGCTTTGTTCCGCATAGCACCGAAGTACATGATTTATGCCCGGGCCTACTTCCGTGGTGAGGTTCTGGCCGAGGTGAGCGACATTGGCTTCAGCAACATTGACGAGATAATATCACGGCTGGCGGCGAAGCTGCCGGACAGCATCCCGGAAAGATGTGCAGTTCAATTCAGAATTAAAAACGTTGACACGGAACGTGAGGCGGTGTATGAACGCACCAAAGGTAAGGGCTTTTAATTTTTGTCCGGCTTTGCAATTGCAAGGTCGGACATTTTCATTTTGTAGTATCTCAGAAAGTAAAAAAAGAACTTCAAACTCGAAGTCTTTTTGTCGTCGTTGTTGTCGTATTATACGACGTAAGGAGTATAATATATATCTATATTCCTTTATCCTTTATGTTTATATAACATTCGTTATATCTATACGCGCGCGCGAGGAAAACCCCATAGGGGATATTATTTGTTTCGAGTTTTCTTCTTTTGAAAAACCCCTTAGGGGTTTCTAAAATAACCCCATAGGGGTTTTTATTCGCTGTAACGTCTTAAATATCAACGAATAACGGCATTTTATGTTTTTCGATTTTTGTCATAGTTCATTAGGGTTTAAGCATGTTCTTTACAATTCGTTTCAGTGGAGTTTTCTGTTTTAAGTCGATGATTACTTGAAAAATTATGTAGTTGTCGAGGGGTTTATTTACGGTTGATTTTCATGCAGTTTCAAAAACGGGTAAGGGGTTTTATAAATAACCCCATAGGGGTTTTTGTTTTGCGTTTTTAATAACCCCTTAGGGGTTTCTGAAATAACCCCATAGGGGTTTTTATTGAAGAGCATGAAAACAAAAACGACCCATCCTCACGGACAGGTCGAAGCCTAAAAAACTATGAGTAAACAAAATGAGTCGGTCTAAAAGTAGATGAAATAGAGACTGGCTTAATCGTCCTCGTCGTCGTCATCATCTTCTTCCTCGCCACAAAGGACGCGCAGCTTGTCTTCGATTGTGCGTACGCAGACGTGTGCGTTCATGTCAACGTCGATAGCCTTCATCTTTGGCGTGTGGAACTCCAGCAAGCGCAGCTCGGCGTTCACGCGATCGTCGGGCGCAAGCATCATCATGTCGCAGTCGAAGTCTGACATTGTGCGCTTCTTACCGTCGTCGCCAACTATTTCCTTGGGTTCGAAGTATGCCAAGGAATGTGTTTTGATGAACCCTTTAATCGGGTTCTCCTTGTTTGGTGTGCCCTTTTTCCGGCCACCGGTCTTCATTCCCTTCATATTGAATATGTTTTGTGTTGCGCCGTTGGCGCAAAAGTTAAAAGTACTGGGCAAAGATACATTACTAATTTAGCGCACGAATTATAACTTTTGAAACATAAAACGATATGGGACTAATTGGTAGCATAGCAGGAGGCGCACTCGGAGCAGCCGGCAGCATCTTTGGCGGCATCAGCGCAAGCAAGGCGATGAGACGAGTGAAGAAGAACCTCCAAGCACAGAAGGAGGCCAACCAGAACTGGTATGACCGTCGTTATAACGAGGATGCGACGCAGAGGGCGGACGCTCAGCGCATACTCACCCAGACGGAGGAGAGCATCAGGAACCGCAACCGACAGGCGGCAGGTGCCCAAGCCGTGATGGGTGGTACTGACGAGAGCACAGCAGCAGCCAAGGCCGCGAACGCACAAGCATTGGCCGATGCGACGTCGCAGATAGCTGTCAATGCGGAGAACCGCAAAGACCAGATTGAGCAGACCTATCAGCAGCGCGACTCGCAGATCAACGAAGCGTTGAACAATTTGGAGATTAACAAGGCACAAGCCATCAGTCAAGCCGTGCAGGGCGTAGCCAAAGCAGGTGCAGGGATTGCTGGAGCCTTCTAAAAACATTCGACATGAGTAATTGGACAGAAGAACAGCAGGAACAGTACGAGCAGGGCAATGATGGTGGATATACCCCACCTAAAGGTTCGCTTGACTGGGCCGAGCAGCCTGCACAGCCAGAGCCAGCACCGAAAGGGACGGAGGCATGGGCCGAGCAGCCTGCACAGCCAGAGCCAGCACCGAAAGGGACGGAGGCATGGACCGAGCAGAACAGCGGAGGCAATGCACCGGAGCCGTCGGAGTCGAAGGAACCACCAAAGACAGATGTGGCACCACCTGCCGACAAGCCAGCCGGTGTGTCGCCACACAACGACACGATGGGCTACGATCAGCAGATAGCAGCCTTGCAGGAAGCCGCTAACCGCGTGAAGCCGGAAACTGAGGAGGAACGCAAGAAGAGAGAACGTAGGGAGAAGTCAGCGAAGATTGTTTCAGCTGTCAGCGACGGTCTGCAAGCGTTGAGCAACCTTTTCTTCACTACTCGCGGTGCTCCTAACATGTATGACCACAAGGAGGCAAGCCAGCTCACGCCATTGCAGGAGAAACTGGAGAAGCTGAAAGCTGAACGACAAGCCAACGCGGACAAATACCTCCAGTATTCACTCAAAATCGGTGACGCACAGAATGAGCGTGCCAAGACCTTGCGAGAGATGGAAGCTGAGCAGGAAAAGCAAAAATTGGCACGTGAAAAGGCACAACGTGAACAAGAAGAGCACGAATGGCTTGCGGCATTGCAGCCCGACAAGCAGCGTGAGCAAGCTGGTAAGGCCACTAAAGCCGAGCAGGAGGCTGTTACAGCCAAGGCGGAAGCGGACAATGCTCCTGACCTCTATAAGGAAAAGGTAAACACGGAGAGAAACCGAGGCAAGGCAGCGGCGGCATCGGCCGAAGCAAGCCATGCTTCAGCTGCAGACCATTACGCTTCAGCAAATGAGCACAAAACCAATACCCGGGGACGTTTCCAGTGGTGGGACGAGAACGGAAACATGCATTATGCCAAGACCGAAAACGAAGCTATTACCAAGGCTCGCCAGCATGGAACACTTGACAGTGTGACTGTGAACACTACGGACAGCACAGACAGCGATGTGTTGCGTCGTGGCAAAGTTACGGGCAAGAAGAAGACCAAGAAGACCACATCAAAGAAGGTGTTCTACCCCGGAATTAGGAAGAAACCTGCGGCAACGAAGCCACAGGCGAAACCAGCTGCAAAGCCGAGTGGTGGCAAGCGAGGAGGCAATTGGGCTTCAGGACTGACAATATAACGCAAAACAGAAATCATTATGCCATTAGACAATAGTAAACTCAAAAAAGTGTATGCTACCCTGCAACAGGGTGGGTATAAGCAGGACTATAAAACTTTCCTGAAGGGGTTCACGGGGAATGACCATTACGAGAACCGCAAGAAGGTGTATGACTTGCTTTCTGCAAATGGTGCGCGGATTGGCTCCTCGTATGAGGAGTTCATGAAGAAGATGCAGGTGGCACCTGCTCCTGCAAAGTCAACTCCAGCCAAACCCAAGGGGACGCCCATCACTGAGGCTTACCGCCAGAAGGTGCTGGCCAATGTAGGCAACATGATGGCCGAGACAAATGCCTCGATCCAGCGTACGCAGAACCGCATGGACTATGCAAGAGCCAACGCTGGTCTGAGAGTGCCGCGCGTCACCATTGGAGATAAGAACAGTGGTGTGCGCTTGGGACAAAATACCAAGGTCGTAGCCAAGAAACCACAGTACAACCCCAAGTCGGGCAAGATGGAGCAGACCTATATCACGGAAAGTGGCAACGAATTCACAGATCGTGGTGCGGCTGATTTGGAGCAGAATACCATCGACGCGTACAAGGATAGCATGAGCGTAAGTGGTCAGTTGCGTGATGCTTATGCTGAGCGTGACAGATTGGACGAGGCCATGAAAAAGCGCATGAAGGAGATTGATGAACGCCCTAACCAGCGTTTCAACGACTTCATGCGTGAGTCGGCAGCAGCCATGACACCCGGTGCAGGTCCAGCTGGTGAGCTGGAGGCTCGTATGTCGAAATATGACAACGATGACGAGTACCTGCAACTCATGGCCGCAGCCCGAAAGAACCATCAGACCATCCAGTTGTTGGAGGACAAGAAGAACAACCAGATGAGCAGTTTCTGGCATTCGCTCGGCACAACGGCACTGAACGGCTATACCTTTACTGATGGTATGAGTGAGATGCGTGACGCAACCGCCCTGACGCGTGCCTCTAAGCATATTGACAGCATCAACAGAAAACGTGCGGCAGGTAAGCCTCTGACAAGAGAAGAGCAGACAGCCGAGGCCGTTCTGAAGAATTTTGCCACGGACAATGCCGTGCAGGGTATGTATGGCGGAGATTATGGTGCATGGGCAAGGGCTGGTGGCATGACTGCAAATTCACTCGACTTCATGAAAGACCTTATGCTCAATCCCGGTGCTGGCAGCATGGCCAAGGGCATCATGCGAGGAACAGCAAAGGGAATGGCCAAAGGTTTAGCCAAGGTGACAGGCAAGGAAGCTGCCCAGTTGTGGAAGAACGACGTGGTGCGCAGGACGCTGAAAGCGACAGGTGTGCTGATAGGTGCCCATATGGCCGGTGCATACGTCAGCAATACAACTGGCATAGGCAGAACAGCCGCTACGATGGGTACACTGGCTTCGGGAAAGGTCGGTGTGGACGACAATGGCAATTATACGGTAGAGAACGCTATGGGACTACTCCCTGCCTTTGCTGAAGCAGAGCGTCAGCAAGCACGCGAGAACGGCTCGGAGATGTTCGGTGAGTTCATTCCCGGTGTCGGTGGCATGGTGAAGAAAGGCTTGGAGAAGATAGGGCTGAGCAAGTTGTCGGGTGCGATGACAAACATCGGCAACAAGGAATGGTACAAGCAGTATAGTAGATTACTTGAGTCTGGCGGTTATAATGGTTTGCCCGGTGAGGCTTTGGAGGAATACGAGGGGGCGCTTTTTGATGCGCTTACTGGCCATGCCGGGGACGCATGGGACGACATGACGAACTTGCAGAACCATGTGGACATCTGGCTGGGGTGTGCTACCATGGGCGCACTGCTTGGCTCTGTACCGATGATGATGCAGGGTCATCACACGGCACAGTACTACCGCTACAAGCACAACACGGACAAAGCCGACAACCTCGCCTCGTTCCGAATGACCGCAGAACGCTGGGTACCTCTGCGCGACAAGATTGACAACACGGACAACAGCAAGATGGCGGATGTAGTGACAGGCATCATCAACAATCCCGACCTCCATCCCGAAGAAAAGAAAGCGGCATTGAACTATGTGCGCAATCTGACGATGATGAGAGGCTACAACATTGCGCAGGTGAACAATGCCAGTGACGATGAGGAGCAGCGTCCCGAGGTGCAGAGCGTGAATGACAACTACTCAAAGGGTTACGACACCACGGAACCACAGGCCATGAATGATGCGAAGAACCTGCTTGACATGAAACGTGAGCAGGTGGCGAAGGAGCATGGCATTGAGAATGTGGACGAGGTGGACGCTCTTATTGGCGATGATCCTTTGCGCTACATTGAGGAGCAGAAGCAGTTGGGCAATACGGACAAGCTTCAGTCTGTCATTGATTATGCTAACGCGAAGTCGGCATACGATGGTATGGTACAGCGTGTGCAGGACGACATTGACAGCCGTATTGAGGAAACCAATGCGACAGTAGACAGCCGTGTGAACCGCCATGACGGAATGATACACCCTGCATCATTGAAGTTGCAGAACGAGGACGGCACGGACAAGAAAGTCTATATCGTCAGTGGCAATGTGGTGATGTTCGATGACGGAAAGGGCGTTGATAGGGAAAAATCGGACAACACGATTGTTATCCGTGATGTTGAGACTGGCGAGATGAAAGTAATTCCGCCAGACCTTATCCGTGGCTTGGACGCAGCCGTAGACCCCGAGGAGGAGAAAGCGAGAGCAAGGGAAGCTATCATTGAGGAGATGTCACAGACCGCAGCAAACAACGTGGACGGTGTGGTGTCTTTCAATGAAGGTGACACCTATACGTTGACTGACGAGAATGGAGAACAGACGCAAGTGACGCTTGTTGCCAACGAGCAGGGACTTGTTGACAATGGGGATGGAACTGTCAACGTGACTGTTGACGGCCAGAATGTCGTGCCCATGAGCATGGAGGATATACAAGGTGGTGTGGATGCCACCAATATGGCTCGTACCGTGCAAGCCGAGCAGGAGCGTCAAGCCAATGGTGAAAACGTACCAAATTCGGATGAAAGTGTACAGAATGATGGTGAAAACGTACAGGAAACGCCTGATGGCGTAGAATATGGCGTGAACGACACCTTTACGTTTATAGATGGTGAAGGCGCAACCATTCATGGCGAGGTGCAGGGTATAAGCGATGACGGTGTGGAGATACGCACGGACGAACCGTTGAACGGAAAGCGTGTGCAGGTTATCCCTGCCGAGGAGTTTGAGAACAATGTCGAGAGCATCAATGATGCTGACGGCAATCAAGTATGGGCGAGAGAGTATGCCGAAGATGCGGCTGCTACTGAGGAGGTATCAGATAGTACCGAACCGCTTGACCATGATTTAGTTGCTCCTGCAACTCCGACAACGGAAGAACTTGTACAGATGGCGCGTGGCGGCAATGAACTTGCCCAGCACCAACTTGAAGCGCAGGGTGTGGAGTGGGAAGAACCTGCCAAAATGCAGCAGACCGCTCTCTCCCGTGTACCCATCAACGAGGAGACACAGGAACCTATGTTTGAGAAGGCAGACCGCGAGACAGCCCTTGATGCTCTCAACGAGGTTACTGGAGGCAATGATGAAAATACTACTGCCATCGTGAGAGCGCAAGTAGAACAGGCGACTAAGGCACTTGAAGCGTTGAAGAAGAAGGAACCCACAAAGAAAGCTCCTTCTCTGAAAGGTTCACCAATGGCAATGGTAAAGGCGCAGCAGGAAGCAGAGGCCAACTACAACACCGCCATGGAAGAGTATAACGCCCAAGTAGCCGCAGCAGAAGAGAACTTGAACGCATGGTCGCGCATCAATTCCCTTATGAATGACAGAAAGCGTGCTATCCGTGAGCAGCAGGAGGCAGAGCGCAAGGTTCGCGAGGAAAAGCTACACGCCGAAGCCGTTGCACGTCTGGAGGAAGACAAGCGCATTGCCGCTGAGAAAGCAGCCGAGCAAGAGGCCGTCGGCACTCATGCCGTGAACCCGAAGATAAAAGCAAAGTGGGACGGAGCCACCAAGGTTGAGGGCAATCCTAATGCTATCACCCTTGCAGATGGTTCTACAATCCGTGGTCACTACGTCCTCACAGAGGCAGGAGCAGCCACAGCCAGCCATGACGTGAACAATGCCTACGAGCCTACTGAAGGTTTTCCTGTTGATGAGAACGGTGAGAGCGTGAATGACCGCGACTACAAGCGTGACAAAGACGCGCAGCGCATTGTAAGGGATATGGCAGATAGCTACGACAGCAGAGCTTTGCAGACACCAGTCATTGTCAGCAAGGACGGCGTTGTGCTTTCGGGCAACAACCGCACTATGTCGGGCGAGATTGCAGCAAAGAACGGCACAGACAAGGCGTATGTGGACCACTTGCGCGAGTTTGGAGCCATGTTCGGTTTCACTTCCGAGCAGATAGACGGTATGCAGCATCCGCGCGTAGTCTTCGTTCCAGACGAGGAATTGCCATACGATGCAAGTACATTTGCACGCTTCAACGCAGAACAGCAGAAGAAGCAGAGCAAGCCTGAGCACGCCGTGAAACTTGGCAAGATTGTTCCTGACAATGTGTTCACAAGCATCACCAATGACATCAGCCGCTTTGACCGCATGTCTGACTACTATGCCGACGACAAATCAGTGGCTTCTGCCATCAGTCAGTTGTTGGATGCAGGAGTTATTAATGAAATGCAGTTACCAGAGCTTCGCACTGGCAATGCTTTGTCGGCAGCAGGTAAGGAACTTATCGAGAACACACTTATAGGCAAGGTCTTCCAGACTTCGCCCGATGCCGTGCGCCAGATTATCAGCACACCGACACTTCGTCAGTCCGTTGTTATGGGCTTGAACGAGATTGCCAACAACCGCACACTTGCCAAGAGCGGCTATGACCTTAGCAAGGAATTGGCAGCAGCCGTTGATCTTGTGAGTCGTGCCAAGTCTGACTCGCCCGATATCTATAAGGAAGGTATGCCGGTATCTCCTTACGGCAGACAGCAGGGTCTGTTTGACGACGAATACGGAGACAGTCGTGTAACTGATGGCGTTACGTTGCTACTTGCCGATCTGCTAAACAGCGGAAAGCCGAGCGACTTGCGCAAGGTTCTCTCTACATACAATAACGAGGCTGCATCATCTGCTGCAGGTCAGATAAACATGTTCAGCGGAGACGTGACCTCTAAGGAAGAAATTCTCAAAAACGTACTCAAATATTTCAGAAATGCTACACCAAAAGAACAACAAGCCCTCATCGACGCAGCCGTTGCAGAACGCAAACGGAGAGCGGAAGCCGCAGAGCCAGCTGGAGGAGACGAGGCAAGTGAACAAGCTACGGTTGTTGCTGGGAGCGATGCAGAGCCTCAACAGCCAGTCGTAGCCAGTGAAGAACCAGTTAATGGTAACGAACCCGATGCCGACGCATTGGCGAAGGAAGCCGAGGAGAAACTGAGCGAGCGCATCACCGATACCGAAGACGAGTGGACGGAGCCAAGCGAATATGGAGAAATCTACAAGCACCGTATGTTCGTTGATGGCAAGGAAGTTATCAAGGTTGACGCTCCTGACAAGAGCAAGAATTATCCCGGAACCTATTATGAGATTGACGGCAAACAGTTTGGCGACCTCTACGAAGTCGCCAACTATATAGACGGCAATGAGCAGCCGTTGTCTGCCAAGATTGAAGCAGCCTCAGCCGAAGTGAACACCGACCCCACCGAAGCACAAAAGGAAGCCGGCAACTATAAGAAGGGACATGTGCAAGTTGGAACGTTTGACATCACCATTGAGCAGCCGCAGGGCAGCGTGCGTAAGGGCACAGATGCTGACGGCAAGCAATGGGAAAGCAAGATGAACAACACTTACGGCTACATTCGTGGTGCCGTGGGTGTTGACGGCGACCACATTGACGTGTTCCTCTCCAATGATATTGACGGTTGGAACGGGCGCAAGGTGTTCGTCGTTGACCAGTACAATCCCGACGGCAGCTTTGACGAGCACAAGGTTATGCTTGGCTTCAATGATCAAGACGAGGCTAAGGGCGACTACCTTGCCAATTACGAGCAGGGCTGGGAGAATGGCCGCAGAATTGACATTACCGGCGTGAACCTTGAAGACTTTGAAAAGTGGATAGAGTCGAGCAAGAGGAAGACAAAGCCTTTTGGTGAGTACTCGTCGGTGAAGAAGGATGTTGTGGAAATCAACGCACCGGAAGAAGCCGGCTATTCCATCACTCCTTCAACCTACACCAACAAGAAGGGCAAGACGAGCGATGTTTCTCTACTTACCTTTGACCATGACTTGACTTCCGACCAAGAGCGTGCCGTCAAGGAGTTTGCCAAAGAACGTACAGGTGAGGGACGCTTTGCCCCTGCACGCGGATGGAAAGACCGTGAGAGCGGTGGTTGGATTTTCCGTAGCGAAGAGGACGCACGCAAGGCCGCTGAAATGGTTGGTAATGAGGAAGCCGTTGCAGACAACCAGCCAATGACAGTGCAGGAACTTCGCGATGCCGTGGAGCCAAAGAAGCCAACGACAAGTAAGAAGACCGCAAGCAAGAAACCTGCAAACCGCGTAGAGAGCGTGCCAACAGAAGAACCAATAGAGCCGGAGAAGCCTAAGTATGAGGTCAGTGACGAGGAAATGAACGGATTGATGAATGACATTCGTGATATTCTCGGTATTGGTGACGACGAGGGCGATGCCGGGTTTAAGTTCCGTGATCCGGACGAACTGACCGCAGAGCAGCGTCAGAAGCTCATGTCAGTCGGTCAGCGTCTGGCCATGGCCATGGTTGAGCGTGGCAATGAGTCGTTTGGCAACTATGCTTCCATGATGGTTAAGGCATTGGGCGACAAGGTACGCCCTTGGTTAAAGGCTTTCTATGGAGGACTGGAGTATGTCCCCGGCTATGACAAATATGCCCTCACTCCATACGAAGAGGTGAAAGCCTTTGACGTGGAGAATTTCGATAAGCCTACCAAGGACGTAATGGCACAAGCCAACATGATAGTTGAGGAAGGCAAGGCACAAGTGGCCGCAGAAAAAGCAAACAATGAATTAAAGGCAACAAGAAATGAGCAACGAAAAGAAACCGAAAAGCAGACAGCAGCAAATACAGATGCTGTTGCAGCAGAAGCAAAGTCTGTTGCAAGCGAAGCAACGGCTCTCGCAGAAACTTCAAGCGACGAGCAAGCCATCACCGGAGCAGCAGAGCGAGTAGATGAAACCCTCGACAAGGTAAATGAGCAGCTTGCCCTGCTTGGCTACTATGAGGCTGACGAGGTGGAGAAGGACTACAACGAGGCATACGGCTACATGCGTAATGCCGAGAAGAAGGCCGTCAAGGATGCAGCCAACCTTGCAAGCCAGTTGATTTCTGATTTGAACCTTAGCCACTATGAGGCTTCTCACTCAAAGCAGACGGATAAGAAAGGCAATCGTAAGAATAAGCCACTTGCAGTTTCCAACATTTCCCCTATTGGAGGTGATGTGTCTATACACCTGCCATTAGAAGAAGGACGCGAGCTGTATCTGACAATAGGCGTTGAGCCAAGAGCAGCCAAGGGTGTAGATGGCTTTGGAGGCAGCGACCTTGAAGTTACTCACATCATGTTCCGGGTTGACCATCCTGAAGGCACCGGCAATGACCGCTACGGTAGAAATGTCTTCGTTGACAGCAATGTTATGTATTCTGACCTTCTGAAGCAGGTGCAGCGTGAAGCCTACAAATATCTTATAGGTAGTGGCGTGACCAATGAAGGAGAGTATGCAGCAGGTGACAAGGTGCAGTATTCAACCGATGGTGGCCGCACATGGACTGATGCAGTTGTCGTGCAGCCGAACGATGAGGGCGGCATCCGCATTGACACCGGCCTTGCTCCTGTCATGTGGGTTAATGCTCATCCGGACCAGTTGCGTCATAAGCCGAGCGAGTCAGCCGAGCCGAAGCATGAAGCCGTTGGCGACTTCTACGAGGATGGTATTAACGAGGATGCCGTTGCGGCATTGCCAGAAGACACTGCCATACAGCTCCATGTTGTTGACATTCTCAATCCGGGCATGACTGACCATTCGATGAAATCGAAGATCGAGAGCCTCAACACGTTGCTCCCTAAAATTTCAGACAAGAAATTGTCTGAACTCGACAAGGAGTATGGCGACGACAAGGATATGGGCACCCATATCAAGGCAGAGGTGGCGAGACGTGAAAACGAGGGTATCTTCAAAAAAGCGGAGCGCATTGCCAAGGAAGCCAAGACGGAGCGCGAGAAAACGCCTATAGATAATAATGGCTTCGGAATATACCAAAAAGCCTATGATGATTTTATAGACGGAATAGAACACAAGGGTATGCTTCCGAATGTCAAGGCTTTGAAGAATATGGTTACTAAAGCCAAACGCAGATTGGGTGTTCTTGAAAAGGGTGCAGCTGTTGGTATTAAGAATGATGAAGATTTGAAACGTCATGAAAAGGCCGTACATGAACTCATAAACATGCGAGACGCATATCAAGCCATGCTTGATTATGTAAACAAACGAATGAAAGCTTCAGAAGTGAAGACATCAAAAGTTAAACCAGAGCAGCCAGTAGGTGATTTGTTTGCCGGGTTGTTCGATGAACCAAATAATAATGAAACAGCAGACAGCAATAGCAGTAGCCCAAGCCAAACAGTGGCTGGAGCAGAACGCCCGGACACCGTGGGCATTGATGAAACTGGAACTGATGGAGCAGAACGCACCACAGCAGTTGCAGGAACTGACGGAGAGCGGTCAACTGATGCAAGCCGTGAAAACGGACGAGAAGCAGCTGACGGAGCAGTACATGGAACTGATGAGGTCGGGGGAATACAACCACCAGTCGGAAATCGGGGACGTGATGAGAGCACAGCTGATGGAACAGTTTCCAACGGAGCCACAAATGAGCGTGGACGAGTTGCTGGACCGCGCACTGTTCAGACAGGAGAGATTGACGGAGGAGGAAAAGAACTTTCTTCGGGAGAACCTGCCAGCTCCACTGGCGAGGGAAGTAGACCTTCTGCCGTAAAGAAGCAGCGTACACCTGTGCGCAAGTTTACAAATAACTTCCATTATGGCACAGACGGCAATGAAGCCGACAACTACACTCCTGCACAGCGTTTGGAGGGCAACGTGTCAGCCATTGAGGTAATAGCCAAACTCTTCAAAGAGGGACGTAAGGCCACTGATGAAGAAAAGCAGATACTTTCTCGTTTCCGTGGTTGGGGACAGATAGACCAGTTGAGCAAGTTCTATTCTGTTGACCAAATGCGTAGGGACACCTACGGCAATTCGCCATACCGCAGACTTGCAAATGCAATCGACACGCTTGACCCAGACGGCAAGAAAGGCGTGTTTGCAGGTATCAAGCGAGCCGCCCTATCGTCATACTATACCCCGACTAAGATTGCAAGTGCGATGAACTCTTTCCTTTCGCTTGCAGGTTTCAAAGGCGGCACTTTCCTCGATCCTTCAATGGGCAACGGCATCTTTGAGGGAACACTTCCCAAAGACATTCAAGAGCGCACAATGATAACTGGCGTTGAACTTGACTGGCTTTCGGGACAGATTTCACGCGCCCTTTATCCAGATGCTGATGTGCGCATTTGTGGCTTTGAGAAGTCGGAACTCACACCGAACTCGCAAGATGTGGTGACAAGTAACGTGCCATTTGGTGACATCGAAGTAAACGACCCGACATGGAAGAACGACAACAGCCCTGTTAAGCGGTCGGCACAGAAGAGAATTCACAACTACTATGCTGTGAAGATGCTCGAACTTACACGCCCCGGCGGAATTGTTGCCATGATGACAAGTCCTGCCGTGATGGACACGCAGAGCAACCAGCATATCCGTAGATACATAGCCGAGCAGGGCGAGTTCCTCGGAGCTGTCAGACTGCCCGACAACACATTCCAAGGCACAGGCGCAATGGCCGACATCATCTATATCCGCAAGTGGAAGGATGAAGAGGACGCTCAGAATACACGCGAGAACCCTGACTATGCGGCACGTGAGCAAGCATTTTTGTCTTCCGCTGAGACCACTGCACCCAACAAGCGCAATGGTGAGAAGCAAAAGGTGTCGCACAATGCCTACTATGCGAGCAACCGCAAGAACATGATTGGCGACGTAGTGGCAGGTAATCAATACAATGACAAGAGTTTCGGCTTACATAGCGAACTGACCACCGATCAGATAGCCAAGGAAGTTGAGAAAGCAGTAAAGCGTATTGTTGGTGACCGCAAGGGAATGCTCTTTGACACCACACGCACATCACGCGAGGTTAAACAAGCCGTTCGTGAGGAGTACAAGGGTGATGGTAACTGGGTAAGTACTGGCAACCTTGTCATTCAAGACGGCAAGGTCGGTGTGCTGACAGCTACCAAGAATGAGTATGGCGAGGTGACAAGGGTGTTTGAGGAGCAGCCACAGCTGGCTAAGCAGAAGAAGCGTATCATTGCCATGGGAGAGGTACGTACCGCCATGAAAGAACTCATTGCAGGGCAGATTGATGGACTTTCGGACACGAAGCTCAACATGCTACGTGCCAAGCTTAAACGAGCCTACGAGGAGTTCGTCAGCAAATACGGCAAGTTGCAGGACACCGACAACGCTGTTGTCCTCAGTGACATTGACGGCTATACACTGCAAGCACTTGAAGTATGGAAAGGCGGCAAGTTCCAAGGATTGTCCGACATCTTCACCAAGAACACCATCAAGCCAGCCCTCAAACTTGAAGATGCCAAGACACCGCAGGAAGCCATAACCACCTCGTTAGCAGAATATGGTGAAATCCGTGGCGAGTATATCGAAAAGACGTTGGGCGCAGACTGGTTTGAGCAGTGTGGCGACCTTGTTTTCAAGGAGCCTAATGCCACAGACCGTTATGTAACACGCGATGAATACCTCAGTGGCGATGTAGTAGCCAAATTGGAGGAGGCAAAGACCGCAGCTGCAACAGACCCGACCTTTGAACGCAATGTCAAGGAGTTGGAACAGGTGCAGCCAGCCACTATACCATTCGACGACATCACAATACACCTTGGTGCGCGATGGATACCGCAAGAAGTACTCAACGATTTTGTGAAAGAGACCCTTGGATTGCACGCATCGTCTTCACGCAACTATGAGTGGGTTGATGGTGAGCGTAGGGAAATCATCAAGAGTGGCGTAGTGTATGTCCCGGAAACAGACACCTTTGAAATCAATATCGAAGCAAAGGAACTCGGAGGACAGGCAGATGATTGGAAGACTGCCGACAAGAGTGTCAAGGAGATATTCCAAGCAGCCCTTGAAGACAAGGACTTCCGTATTGTGCGTAAGGACAAGGACGGCAACACATGGATTGACCAAGAGGCTACCGAACTTGCCAACAGCAAGGTGGCAGACCTCAGAGAGCATTTTGAGCAATGGTTGCCCGGTGATGATGCCCGAGTACAGACGATGGAGAGAGCCTATAATGACCGCTTCAACCGCATTGTGCTCCGCAAGTGGGATGGTTCACACCTCAACGTGCCCGGATTGATGGGCAAGGAACTCCGTCCGCATCAGAAAGATGCCGTATGGATGCTCATCAACAACCGAGGCGGTATTGTTGATCATATCGTAGGTGCAGGTAAAACACTTGTAATGCAGTCAGCTATTATGGAAATGCGCAGAATGGGCATAGCCAAGAAGCCTATGATTGTGGCATTGAAGTCAACTGTGTCACAGATAGCACGCGAGTTCAAGGAGGCCTATCCTACCGCACGTGTGCTTGCACCATCAGAAAAGGACTTCAGCACCGAGAACCGCAAGAAGTTCTTCGCTAATATCTCGCTCAACGATTATGACTGTATCATCGTGAGTCATGAGCAGTATTGCAAGATACCGCACTCCGAGGAGGCGGAAGGCGATGTAGTGAATGAGCAGCTGGCACAGCTCGATGCAATGATAGAATACCTTTATGGCACCGGCGACAAGAGCCAACTCACCAAGCGACAGATAAAATCGCTTGAAAAGCGCAGACAGAACCTGCATGCCAAGTTGGAGAAACGACTTGACCGCAGCACCGACCGTGAGTTCTGCTTTGAGAACATGGGTATAGACTATCTGTTTGTGGACGAGTGCCACCAGTTCAAATCATTGCCTTATGTCACCAGTTACCAAAACGTGGCAGGACTGGGCGAAGCATCAGGTTCAAACAAAGCCGTTGCTCTGCTGACAGGCATCCGTCACTTGCAGAAGATGCACCAAGGTGACAAGGGTACAGTATTCCTTTCGGGAACGACCATCACCAACTCTCTTGTTGAGATATACAACCTACTCAACTATTTGCGTCCGCGTAAGCTGGAGCAGTTGGGTATGCCGACCTTTGACGCATGGGCAAGTACCTTTGCCGTACATTCGTCAGAGTTAGAAGCCGGTGTTTCCAACGAGTTCAAGATGAAAGATCGTTTCCGCTATTTCGACAATGTTCCAGAATTGTCGCAGCTCTATGCAGAGATTGCCGATGTGCGCAACGACTACAACCTGCAACTGCCAAAGCCAAAGGTGGACGGCAAGACGGTGATTGTGCCACAGTCAGATGCCGTGGCCGAGATAAACCGCGAGGTTGTGAATATGCTTCAGACCAAGGACGGCAGCTATTTCGGTATTCATCCGAAAGACCAGAAGAAATTCCCATGGGGACTTGTCGCATCAGGCATATCGGCAAAAGCAGCAGTCAGTCCGCGTCTTGTATTCCCGGAAATGGACGATAGTGTTGGTAAGATTTCCTATTGCTGTGACAACATCAAGAAGTCGTATGACGAAATGAAGGAGCAAAAAGGCGTGCAGCTTGTGTTCTGTGAACTCGGTGTTCCAACCAAGGGTAAGGAATACGATGCCTATCATGACATTATCAACCGACTGACAAAAGACTACGGCATACCCCGTGAAGAGATAGCCTACATTCAGCAGGTGAAGAACGATACAGAAAAGGAAGCATTGTTCCAAAAGGTGCGTGACGGCAAAATACGCATTCTCATTGGAGGTACACGAAACATGGGTACCGGTGTGAATGTACAGACACGCATCACCGACCTGCACATGCTGACCGTGCCATGGCAACCTGCCGACTTGGAGCAGTGTATTGGCCGTGGTAGCAGACAGGGCAATGTTGTGGCTCACGATTTCCTCAATAATAAGGTACGTGTACACTACTATGCTACTGAGGGAAGTCTTGACTTATACAAGTATCAATTGCTTGACGCGAAGGGCAAGATGTTCACACAGTTCAAGATGGGAACCATATCTGGCGAGCGCAGCTTTGATGAGGGCGATGCTGACGAAAACGGCAATATAGACCCTGCACAGATGGTTGCTTTGCTTTCGGGCAATCCAATTATATTTGAGAAGTCAAAGCAAGACAAGCTGGTGAAGAAGTTGAAGTCACTTTACAACGGCTTCTTGCGTGACCAACAGCGCAAGAGACAGAACTACGAGACGGTGACGAAGAAGGTTGATAACCTGAAACGCCTTATCTCGTTAAGCGACAGTGATGTGCATGACCTGCAAAGAGAGAGCTTCAAGCCAGACGAAAAAGGCACATATCCCTCAAAGGTCAAGGTGTGTGTAGAAGGTTCTTATTATGGACAGGATTTTGACAAACCAAAGGAAGCTGGCCAGTATATCCTCGAACAACTGAAGAACAACAAGAAAGTGGTGCTTGCAGGCTTCGGTCAGCGTGCCGATGTCGTGTTTGTAACAGGCGATGATTTGTTGTCTTCACACTACGAGGTGCAGCTTGGAGGAAACAACGCATGGAGCATCCGTTACACAAAGCGAATGCCCCAAGACCCGACACAGGCAGGCCTCGTATTCCGCAGTCTATTGGAGCAGATCATCCATAACAATGAGGTGTACCATCGCGAGTATGACACCAACAGCGAAATGTTGAAGACCATGCCTAAGGGTGATGCGCCATTCCCCAAGCAGAAAGAACTTGATGAAGCCATTGCCAAGCAGAAAGAACTCGATGCCGAGTACAACAAGCTTGGACAATCGGAAGAAGACAAGACGAAGTTCCGTTTGCTTGATGAGGATGATCCGAAGGCAATGGAGCTGGAGTCTTTGCCGGAGAGTGAGTTGGTTCCTGTTTACCGTAATGTGCAAGCCTTTGAGGATGATGCACTGGGTTCACCTATGGCATTTTCCGATGCTGAGACAGGCGAGCGCAGAACATTGGAAGGCAGACGTTGGAACTATTCTGCACCTCCAAAGGTGGAACTCACCGAGGAGCAGCAGCGCAAGCTGGACGAACTCAACAAGATTGGCTACATCATGGTTGACGGCAAAAAGAGTACAGAGTTGCAGATCAATGACGGTTTGAAATTCGTGAAGCCTAAGACAAAGGAGGCACAGTTGCAGTACTTCCTGAAGAAGACCCCCGAAGACAAGGGCTTGTGGGCAGCATACGACCCATACGACCATGCCATCGAAACACCTTTGAACACGCAGTTTGGCGAGGCATACAAGAGACCGAACCTTGTTGTGGTGCGTAGCCTCATCCCGAAATCGGAGATAGACGAGCCGTTCCACGCAGACTATGCTCTGTTGCCTACCGGTGCCCATCAGTGGAACAATGGCCGCACGCTGTATCTTTCACGCTGGAGCAAGATAGACAAGGTGCTCACCCGTGAGGAGGAAGCGAAGCTCATTGACGAGTACTGGAAGAAGCATCCGGGAAAGCGTGAGGAGCTAAAGACCCACCGTGACTACAACCGCTTTGTGCCACAAGTGCGCAGAGAGTTGGAGAAGATGGGTTACCGCTTTGAACTTGACGGAAAGGAGTTGACGCCGAAGGAGAGTCTTGCACTCGACAAGCAGAACTGGGAGAGCCGCGATATTATCCCCGGACGCGAAGGACACACGCCATTCGTCAGCAACGAAGACATAGCACGCATCAATGCGAAGATGGCCGGCAAGTGGGTAGGCGAACCGAAGGAAGCAATGGAAAGTGCGATGAGCGAGAGAGTGACCGAACTGTCCGAACGTCTGCATACTCCAGTGCGCATCATCCGTACAGAGGAAGAAGTGGCTGCATTACCTTCCGTGCGCCAGCGCAGAATGAAGGGTAGCTTCAATCCTATGACTGGCGAGGTGACTATTGTTGTTCCCAACAATGCTAACATGGCAGACGTTGAGAATACGTTTGTGCATGAGGTTGTGGGTCACGATGGTTTGCGCGTGCTGTTCCCTGATGAGGCTAAGCTGAACAATGCCCTTGATGAACTCTATCGTGTGTCTAAGGACGAGATACGCGGTACCATTGACCGCATGGCGCAGAAGATGTACGATGCCGAGGTGGACCGCATACGTGAGAAGAAACGCAAGGAGCATGTAGCCAATGGTGAGGATGCCAACGCTTCATACTATGCAGATATGGCAACAGCACATGCCGAGGCCGGAAAGAAACGTGAGCAGTTCAAGCGTGATGCAACAGAGGAATATGGTGCCGACCTTGCCGGACGTATCGGTGAGAAAGGCTTCGAGAAGATGAGTGCCGAAGAACTTACGTTCTGGGGCAAACTGAAAGCCATGCTCCAAAAGGCTCTACAAAAATTGTTGGACGGATTGAAAATCCCCGGCAAGAGAAAGTGGGGTGATAAGGACTGGGCGTTTGTTCTGCATGAGGCATACAGGCGTAAGAAGAATGGTGGTAAGCCTACCGTGTTCGATGCCGCTGATACTGAGGTTATGCGCAGGAAGACAGGTTTCGGTGATACTAAGTTTAGTGATGGTAAGCGTGAACAACAGACTGCTAACGAGCGTTTCAACAATGAACTTACACGCTATCAGAATGGCGAAATGGATAAGAATGAGATGCTGCATCTTGGCAGACCACAAGGAGTAATGCGTACATTCCTCCCAAACTTGCCTATTGTTATGCGTCAGCGTGTAATAAAGAAAGGTTCAGAGAAGAAGCATGAAGTAGATGTATCTGCCATAATGAATATGCCGCAACACTTGTCTTCGCCTATATTCGTGTTCCAACGTAGCGAGGACACAATTGGTGTGCTTACAGACATGAGAGACCGCAATGGCAAAAATGTGTGTGTGGCTATTGAATTGAAGAGACAGATACAGCAGGGTGCGGAATATCTCGAAGTGAATGATGTGCGTTCGTTCCACGGCAGGGAGTTCAAAAATATTGTAGAGCCGATTGCAAATAACAAGACATTGAAGTGGGTAGATAAAGAAAAAGGACTCGCTTATCTCTCCTCAGCGTCACAACCGGTTCAGCAGGAAATAGACAAGCAAGTCCTTGATACTGCGACAAAGGTAGTCAAAGATTTTGTAAATCCCAAAGTTTCTGACGAAAATGTTGCAGATGAGGGCATTATGTTCCGCGACGGTGACAGTGTGGAGTACAACAAGGCGATGGCACGTGACATATATGAGCAGCGTGTAAGTCGTGGAATGTACCAGATGCAAGAGGCACTGCAAGACAGTATGCTCGGACTGAAAGAGGCTATGGACGCGATACTCAAAGCAGAGGGTAATGGCAAGACATATATCGAGGATGTGGCAGGGTATGAGAATGCCTATCTTGGTGAAAATCGCCTTTCTTCTGTGAACCAAGCAGAGTGTACCGCATTTGCGCAGACATTGTTCAAGCCAATGCTTGAGGAGGTGGCGAAACTTGCCAAGACAGCGGACGAGCGTGCTGAGTTGACAGACTATATGATGGCCAAGCACGGATTGGAGCGTAACGAGGTAATGGCGCGGAGGGCTGCGGAGAAGGACGCTCGCTCGGAGTTCTTTGCAGAAGTTCTTGCTGCTCAGCAGGCTGTTGACAATGATCCGTTAGACCAAGATGCGATTGATGCTTTTGAAGACGTAAAGCAGCGAATGCAAGATCGTGAAGAAGAACTTTACTTGATAAATCGCGAACGAGACTATGCAGGACTGACCGCTTTGACTGGAATGGACAATGTGCTTGATGCGGAAACAGAGGCGCAACAAATGGTATCCGACTACGAAAGAGACCATTGGGTTGATGGCTTGTGGGACAAGGTGAATGCCGTAACGAAAGCCACATTGCAGAAAACCTACGAAAGCGGACTTATTAACAAGGCGACCTACGACGACATCAGCGGAATGTATGAGAATTATATTCCTCTGCGTGGCTTTGACGACAAGACGAGCGATGAGGCGTATGCATACTTGACGGACAAGCACAGCGCATTTAATGCTCCAATCAAGACCGCCAAGGGACGCAAGAGTAAGGCTGACGACCCGTTTGCCAATATGGAGGCTATGGCTGAAAGCGCGATAATGCAGGGTAACCGTAATACTTTGGTGAAGCAGAAGTTCTTGAATTTCGCGCTGAACCATCCGAGTGACCTTGTGAGCGTGAGCGACCTGTGGCTATGGCACAATGACGTTGCAGACGAGTGGCAACCTATCAACTCTGGCGACCTGCAAGGGACGGAACGCATTGAGGAAGATGACAGTCCTGCTGAGGTGGAGCGCAAGATGCGAGACTTTGAATATGCGATGCAACAAGCCGCGAAGAACGACCCTGCACACTTCAGAAAGCAGAAGGACAATCCTGCTATTCCGTACCGCATTGTGGAGAGCCGTGACCTTCGACAGCACCAAGTTTTGGTGAAGAGAAACGGCCGCGACATCATACTCACCATCAACGGCAATCCGAGAGCTGCACAGGCGTTGAACGGACAGACCAACCCAGACAATGACGTGTCAGGTGCAATAGGTGCAATCATGCGATTAGGTGAGACCATAAATCGTCAGTTGTCGGCATTTTACACCACACGTAACCCAGACTTCGTTGTTTCGAACTTTATGCGCGACATGATGTATGCCAACACTATGGTGTGGGTAAAGGAAAGTCCGAACTATGCTTGGCGTTTCCACAAAAATGTTGCAAAGGTCAATCCAGCGAAGATGAAGGTACTTCTTGCCAAGTTGCGCAATGGTACACTCGACTTGAACGATGAAACGGAGAAGATGTTCCATCTGTTCATGATGAATGGTGGTGAGACAGGTTATGCCAACATCCGTGACATCGAACAGCGTAAGAATGACATCAAGCGTGAGTTGAAGAAGAGCAACGGACAGATGCCAATCAGAAAGGCTTGGGACTTGTTAGGCGAGCGTCTTGACGAGTACAACCGTGCCGTGGAGAATTGCGCACGCTTTGCCGCCTTTATGACCTCACGTCAGTTGGGACGCACGATAGACCGCAGCGTGTACGATGCCAAGGAGATAAGTGTGAACTTCAACAAGAAAGGCAGTGGCGCAAAGTTTTGGAAGACAAACGGACAAACAGGAATAGGTAATGTAGCTGCATTTACTTCAGGGCTTGGTCGCAGTTTTTATGTGTTCTGGAACGCAGCCCTCCAAGGTTCTACTAATTTCGGTCGGCAGTTCAAACGGCATCCGAAGAAAGCCATTGCAGGAGCCGCCGCAATGTTCCTGCTTGGTGCATTGATGGCGAGCATTGGCGGTGGTGACGGAGACGACGACAAGGATGACAAGGACGACTACTTCAACCTACCCGAATATGTACGCAGGAGCAATGTGGTGTTCCGTTTACCCGGCATGGACAAGTCGTGGATAAGCATGCCGTTGCCAGTTGAGTATCGCGCAATGTACGGCATGGGCGAGTTGATGGTGAGCGCGATGAACGGTAAGGAACATTACACTGCAGGGGAACTCGCACACCAAATGGCAAGCCAAGTTAGCCAGATGTTGCCAATCGACATTATGGAAGGTAGCGGTGGTTTCAAGGCATTCGTTCCGAGTGCGATAAAACCTATTGCCGAAGTGATTGGCAATGAGAGTTGGACAGGTATGCCAATCTACAAGGACACTCCTTTCAACAAGGATATGCCCGAATGGACTAAGGCGTACAAGAGTGCCAACAAATACTTGGTTGGGTTGTCAAAGGCACTGAATGAGGCCAGCGGTGGTGATGCCTACACAAGTGGCAAGATTGACATCAACCCTGCGCAGGTGGAATATTTGCTGAACGGCATCTTCGGTGGTGTATCGTCAACCATTGATAGGCTCACGAAAATGGGTGAAACCGTCATTGGCGATCGAGAGTATGATCCTCGCAGTTTCCTCTTGCTGAACAGACTTGTGAAAAACGGTGACGAACGTACAGAATACAGAGCCGTTAATAATGAGTATTTCAGAATAAAGGAAGAAAGCGAGAAATTGCGTACGAGGTTGAACCATTATGAGAACGACACGGCAGACGGAGTGTTTGATTATGCGGAAAAGATAGCGTGGTTGAACAACTCGCCCGAGTATCGCATATTGGAAACGTACGAAGATTATTCGGGAGACATTGACGATATTAACGAGGAGTTGAAAGCCGCAGCCTCTGATGAGGAGCGCAAGGGGCTTGAAGCCGAACTCAACGAGAAGAAGAAAGAACTTGTTGACGCTGTGAACAATATTCGAAATGGTAAGCAACAATAGTTAAACAACAAAGGACGGTGCAAGGAATTACCTTTGCACCGTCCCAAATTATAAAAATATGGCAAGAAGAAAATTACATAAGGCGAGTGCTGTCATGCCTCATGAAGGAATGGACAGCGTAGCTACAGCCAAGCACACGTTGGGCGGTAACCGTGCATTTGAGGTATTGTGGCAAGCCCAGCAGTATTGGCTTGCTATGGATACGTTCCGCAGAGACCGTGAACGTAACAAGAACTACACCTACGGACGGCAGTGGGATGACTACGTTTGTGTGAATGGTCGGAAAATACGCGAAGAGGAACTTATCAAGAAGCAAGGTAATGTACCCTTGAAGAACAACCTCATTCGTCGTATGGTACAAGCTGTACTTGGTATATACCGCAGTCAAGCCAAGGAACCCACTTGTACGGCACGAGACCGCGACGAGCAGCGTTATGGCGAGACGATGAGTACCGTGTTGCAATGCAACATGCAGCTGAACCGCATGACAGAAATAAACGCACGATGTATGGAGGAGTTCCTTATATCGGGCTTTGTCGTGCAGCGTAAGTGGTATGGCTGGCGAGAAAACAAGCTGGACTGTTGGACCGACTATGTACAGCCCAACAACTTCTTCATCGATAACAACATGAGGGATTTCCGAGGTTGGGATTGCAGTTGTGTGGGCGAGGTGCATGACATATCGTTTGAGGAACTGTGCGGACGCTTTGCTAAGGATGGAAACGATTACAACCGTCTTGCCGAGATATACAAGTTTGCCAAAGACAAATCGTATCTCAGTGCTACGTTTAATCATTTTGGCCATCCTTTGCAGGGCAACTTTGATTTTTTTGTTCCGTATGATGTGACACGTTGTCGTGTAATAGAAGTGTGGAGGAAGGAAAGCAAACCACGTGTCCGCTGCCATGACGTAAACAACGGCGATGTGTTCAAGATAGACATTGAGGATTTCCAAGCCCTTGTAACAGACGAAAACAACAAACGTTTACAAGAGGCCCGTGAGCTTGGTATGGACGAGAGAGATGTGCCGCTTATCCGTTGGGAGTGGTTTATGGATAGCTACTGGTATTATTACATGCTCACTCCGTTTGGTGACATTCTGGAAGAAGGCGAAACCCCATACGAGCACAAGAGCCATCCGTATGTGTTCAAAGCATATCCGTTCATCGACGGTGAGATACATAGCTTTGTCAGCAATGTAATAGACCAGCAGCGATACACAAACCGTTTGATTACGATGTACGACTGGATTATGCGAGCTTCGGCAAAAGGTGTGTTATTGTTCCCGGAAGACTGTTTACCGAAGGGGATGTCAATGGACGACGTTGCCGACGAATGGGCACGCTTCAACGGCATCATCATGATCAGGACACCGAAGGCCGGAACGCCATTGCCTCAGCAGATAGCCAACAACTGCACACAGATAGGTATCTCAGAGTTGCTGAGCATGCAGTTGAAGTTCTTCGAAGACATATCCGGCGTTAACGGCGCATTGCAAGGCAAGCCCGGTTATTCGGGTATGTCGGCCAGTCTGTACAATCAACAGGCACAGAACGCCTCAACGTCTCTGCTTGACTTGCTCGACACGTTCTCTTCTTTCGTAAAAGAAGGTGCGTATAAGGACGTGAAGAACATTCAGCAGTTTTACGACACGCCACGTGTATTCAACATTGCAGGAAAGAACTCTACCATTGTGGAGTACGACCCGAAGAAGATACGCGACGTAGAGTTTGACCTTTCGATTGTGGAGAGCACAGCAACCCCAGCATACCGCGCTCTAACCAACGACATGCTTATGCAGTTGTGGGAAAAGAACGCTATCAGCGTGGAGCAGCTGTTGGAACACGGCGACTTTCCATTTGCCGACGAGTTGCTGCAGAGCATCAAGTCACAAAGGGAACAGTTGGAACAAGGCAAGGTGCCGGATGGCATTTCTCCGGAACTTGCGCAGCAGGTTCAGCAAAACGCAAACGCATCTGCCATGCAACAGGCACAGCAGATGCTACAAGCGTCTTAATAAAACTATCAGATGGAAGCCTCGGAAACGGGGCTTCTGTCTTTTCTAAGTGTACGGTTAACAATAGGAACCCATTCAGGCATATCCATTTCCCGGAAGCAGATATGCAGACCTATTGCACGTGTCATAAGCAAGTCGTCATGTTTGCCAGTAATAGCACCATACGCACCGTTCTGTTTTCGCTCATAGGTGTTGTATTCATCCAGACAGCGTTTGTCGCGCTCGATATAGAGTCGGTCGCGTACCACCTTGATGAGGGTAGAGATAATCATCGGCTTTGTTGACACATTGGTATGGAAGCCATATTTACGCGGTGCGCCCTCCCTTATTTCATCCTCCGACTGCTTGCGTGCATACAAGTTCGGGTAGATGTCTGAAATCTGATTGAGTATATATTGCGACTGGTCGCCACCTTCCACCTGACGCTCCTTGTCGTGAGTCTCCAACGTGTTAGACTCAATGACCAGAAGAGAATTGTCGTAGAACGCCGCTATCCGTGCTGCACGCCAAGCGAGTTGGTCTATGTCGCAATGTCCGTACCACTGAGCCACCACAGACGGCGGCTCGCTACCATCAATCATACTAAGCCTGTCGAATACCACGATAACAGACCAGTCAGCTTTATTGGAACGTCCACCCACATCGACAACGGTAAGATAACGGTTGACAACTTCGTAGCCTTCGAATGTTTCCGGCATTGCCCATATAGAAAGCAATCCTTGCCTGTCTGCACGGAAACGGAGATTGGAAAGTGCATCCTCTCCTTCGTCTCCATCAGCATATACCTCACCGATATACTGAGGCTGCTTGCAGAACCGCTCGAACTTCTTGACACGGTATTTGTCGAACACCATAGAACCAGAATGAACGAAAGCCTCCACATCATCAGAAGGGAACTCGGAAGCCATTACAGCAAAGTCGTCCTTACCTGCACGCTCCTCTATGTACCAGTTGATAGCCTCCAGTGTAGCCCCTTTCTCCCATAACGACCAAAGGTAGCGTCCGGACTCCTCACGATTTGACGGCACATAGGCATTCTCTCTATTCTCATACAGCCATTGTGCAAATTCACGCATTTCGTCAGCCGAAGCGAACTGTTTGGAATACTGCTCAATCTGAAACCACGATATAAAAAGAGCTTCATATTGTGATTTGATTGTAGGATCTGCAGCAGCCGTATATTCTGTGTGGAAGAAGTTTCCTGTTCCATTCGGTGTACTCTCCATTACGATCATCGTGAATGGTTCCAAAAGAATACCGGAACATGCCGAACGCACGATGTCCTGCGGTGACTTACCTTCTGTCTTTTGCCACAAACCGACCTCTGACAAATGCACAAGAGAATAGGCACCGCCACGGCATCCATTAGGACGCTCAGCAGTGCCAACCTTAATCTTGCAATTGCGTTGTGGTACGCGATGAGTGGAGCCAGACTTACCTACACCAACCAACTTCGGCTCGTTCTCGGAATATGCCTCACCCAGTTTGTGCAGGAACTCTACCGGGTATCTGTCAATCATGAGGTCGAACATATCCTTGATTTCGTCAGAAGCTGCTCCTTGATGTGCAATGATAAGTGAATTTAGTCCCTTTCGATGGTTGAACTGAAGCCATGCCATGTAGAGCTGTGTTGTAGTAGAACCACCCCACTGTCGAGCCTTCAACAATATTAGTCGTATAGGGAGACGAGCTTTTCTCTTCGCCTCAAAACGAGACACCAAAATACGCTGCGGATAGTAAAGCCGGAACAACACGTCCTTACCAGCCTTCTTGTTGTGGATATAGACGAGCGTAGCCGCCCAGAAAGGGAAGTCGTGTTTGAAGCGTAGTCGTATGAACTTACGCGAGACCTTGATGTAATCATCATCGTTTGGCTCAACATGGAGAACAGACGAAAGAAACTTGTCGATAGACCCAGCCTTGACAAGTTTCTTCACCATTTGTATTTTCATCATCTCTACAGGGAGCCATTGGACGGGTATGGCAAAGTCAGAGATACACACTCGCATACGTTCCCCTATGGACCCTTCACCCGTGACCGGGTCGAAGTGAGCGAACATCACCTCATTTCGCCGGTCGTTTTCAGCGAGTAAGCGTGCAATCTCTGTATCTATCATATTGGTTGTCATACCATCCATTCTTTATTCGGTAAATAAATTCGCCCACTGTACGAGGCGTGAGATAGAATTTCGGTGCAGGTTGATTTACTATTTTCGTCACAAGTTCGTACACCGATTTGTCGGGCTGTTTCTCACGTAGTATAACGAACCTTCGGTAAATCTCCTCAAACATTTCACGCTTGTTGCTCCTCATCCTTGGCATCGGTTTTCCAGCTGCCATTGCTGAAATGACAATAGCAGCCCTCTCCTCGCTCACCCAAAAGCGAGAAGCCGGAGACTGAGCGACAAGTTCGAAGATGACCGGCATCACGATGATGGATGCCTCTGCGAGTTTCTCCCGATATGCCCTCATGAGGTCGTTATTACGTTCGCGTGTAAATTCAAGAATGCTGCCAAAGTATTTCATAAAAGTGCCCGATTGTTTCCTCAAAGTTACAGAAACGAGGTCACAAAAGTTAAAAGTCAGTCCACATCTTATATAGGTATTTTTGCAAATGAATATGACACATTCTAAAGATTTTGAAGATAATGGCTGATAACAACGGAGTTAAGAGCAGACGCGACCAACAGTTGGAACGGCTGCGAAAGAAATATCCCGACAAGAAGTTCGAGGATGATGAGGAAATTTACGGTCAGATTTACGACGATTACGACCAATACGAGCAGGATCTTAGCGGCTACAAGGACAGGGAAAAGGCCATGTCCGACATGTTTGCCGCTGACCCGAGAAGTGCACAGTTCCTTGCTGACATGCACAATGGTAACGACCCATACGTCGGGCTTGTAAAAAACTTCGGCATAGAAATACAGGACGTACTTGACGATCCTGAAATGCAGGAGAAGATAGCCGAGGCCAACAAGGACTATGTGGAGCGTGTAGCCAAGTCAAGACAGCTTGACGAGGAATATGAGAAGAACATGGACGCAAGTCTTGAAACCCTTCGTCAGTTCCAAGAAGAGCGTGGCATGAGCGACGAACAGATTGACACTGTAGTGGATGCCGTTTTGACCGTGGTTCGTGACGGTGTAATGGGCAAGTTCTCGAAAGAGACTCTTGCAATGTTCGTGAATGCCATCAACCATGACAGTGATGTAGCCTCAGCAAGTGAAGAGGGACGTGTTGCCGGACGCAATGACAAGATTGTGGAAGGCTTGCGCAAGCGAGACAAAGGCGACGGCACTGCGCCACTGAACGGCAAGAATGGCGGTGCGCCCAAGAACAAGAGAAACATGGACATCTTTGACTTTGCAAATGCTGCAAAATAATACGTCATGAGCATTAGTGTAGAATTTCCAAATACAAAGCCACGTGAACCCTCACAAGGAAGTGCAGGATTGCGAACACATATCGGTGGTGCCTGTACCACTGTAAGTGCGTTAATGGAAGCAAGCAAAGCTATACATAACGAAGGCTTTGTGAAGAAAAGCATTGTCAAGGTACCGGCAAAAACGAAACATAACAATAACAAATAAAAACAAATTAAAATGAGCGTAGAAGTAACAACTACCCAGCAACAGAACTCTGGCAGTGCAAACACGCCAGATAGTCCTGAACTTACTCCAAGTGCTGGTTCCGCTGGTCTTCAGACACAGTTAGGTGGTGCGCCTACTACCGTCAGTGGAGTAGAGAACGCATCAGGAGGTATGGGCGAACTTGTAATGCCCGAAGTTGACAAACGAATTTTCATGTTTGAACGTGATCAGAACTCTTTGATGCAGCTTATGCTGATGGCAAAGTCCGTGAACGTTCATTGCATGGAAGTAAAACACTATGCAATTGACCAAGGCACACCAATCGTTACGGTCGCATCTGTCAACGGCAACACTATCACGTTAGTCAATGCCGACCAGAAGAAAGTTCGAGCATACGACACTCTTATGGTCAAGGGAGTCAAAGGCTACGACTTTATCGGTGGTACCAATGTCAAGAGCCGTCGTCCCCTCCAGCTCTTTGTAAAGAGCGTGAACAACGACGACACCATCACCTGTATAGCAACCAACGGTGTTAAGCAGGCTGCGACAGACCAGTATGGCAGTCTTCCAACAGCAACCTCTCCAACAGCAAGCAACACCAATATCATAGCAGCAGGTACGAAGTTAGTACGTATGGCTAATGCCATGTATGAGACTCAGAAGTGGGTTGACCCAAATACTGTCATTCCTTCTCCAGACGACTTGTACTTGCAGAAGCGAGGTATGACAAGCATCGTATCAAAGTATCTTGCCGACCAGAACATGGAGATACCTTACGATGAGGCTGTCAAGGCAGAGGCCCAGTTGCGTGAGTTCAAGGCTGCTGGCAACCGTACGCTTCTCATTTCTCAGCAGAACAAGATGCTTGTACGTTCGAGCATGGGTGACGACCAGTGGGACTATACAACCGATGGTGTTCGTTGGCAGGTGAAGCGTGAGGTGAAGCATCGTGGCAAGTGGACATTTGAGGATGTAATGTCTCTCATCAAGCTATATTACGGTGGTGCAGACAAGCCTAAGTCCGGTCTCTTCCTCGTTGGTAACAACCTTGGCCAGAGTTTGCAGCTCATTGACTGGAGCAAGCACCCAGAGGTTACGATGGAGCCTTTCACCAATGAGAGACTTGGTTGGAAGGTGACACGTCTGTACTGCATCTTCGGTGAGCTTCAGATTAAGATTGAGCCTACGTTCAATGATTGCGGCTACGAGAACAGCGGTATCATTGTGGGTGAAGACCGTTTGGTACACTATGTACGTCGTGGCGAGAGCAGCTACACAGAGGACGTTGAAGGTGAAGAGGCAACACGCAATGGCGTTCTCGTCAGTGACGCTCTTGGTTTGAAGGGCAACTGTCACATCTGGGTTGATGGTGACGATGACGATGACGACACCGCTCCTGCAGCTGACGAGTTCCGCTTGTGGAGTAGTGACACTGCTCCAACCGAAGCTGATCTCGAAGATGGCGTAATTTACGTTTTCGCTTATGGCATGAACATCAAGTCAGGCACTGCCACTATTACAGTGAGTGCAGGTGACGCATTCAAGTATAATGCGACAGGCGAGAACGAGAAGAAGTGGGTTCGTTTCTACGGCCCTATTTCAGCTGAGTAACTTTTTAGTCAACGCTAATTATGGGGGTGGATGCGCTTTAAGTCAATCCGTCCCCATTTTACTTAAAAAAATATAACATGGAAATTAAAACATACGGAGTATATGGTCTCACGGAATGGCATGGTAAAGTTAAGGCCGGCACCATTGAGGCGAACTTATCGTTCGTTGGTGGCACGTCTTCTCCAACTGGTTCGCAACCTGCATACATGGTGACCAAAGACCCAATTACACAGTTTGTAATTGAGAACTCAAAGGAATACAAGACTGGTTTTATCCGTCTCGTAATGCGTCAAGTACTGCCCGGTACTCACATGCGAATTGCTACCCACAAGTCTATTCCTGACAGTGACGAACAGGTGAATGAGCATTTGTCTGAAGAAATAAAGACAGAAACAGTGAAGCCGATTGTGGAAGTAGAAACGCCTACACCAGAGACAGGCATCGAGCCTATAGATGGCGAACGTGGTCTTACTGAAGTTGAGTTCAGTACCAACCAAGAAGCCAAGGATTATCTTACAAAGACGTTTGGCGTGAAGAGTGGTACGATGAGAACTCGTGCAGAAATTATAGCTGTAGGTGAAACCTATGGCGTTAAAATCACTTTTGTAACCGAGTAATCACAGCAACGGTATGGTGTACAAAATCGAAGTCGTGGAGCGTGACGTGCGCATTGCCATTGACGAGAACAAGACAAGCGAGCAGCTCATCAGCGATGAGGACATTGACACCTTATCGTTGAATGACATCATACGCTCAAAGATAGTGGAAGCCGTTCGGCGTGTAGAGTCGTCCGCTCCCGTTCACTACTTGGAAGAAGGTCACGTGTTTGGTGATACCATCTACTGGGAGAGTAACGGAAGCGGTTGGACTCTGCTGCCCGATGATTTCATGCGTCTTGTAGCCTTTCGAATGAGCGACTGGGAACGCACCTGCTATATGGCCATATCAGCAGACGACCCATTGTATGACCTGCAATCGTCAAGATACAAGGGTATTCGCGGCAATGTTCAGAAGCCGGTGTGTGCCGTAGTGAACCGTGCCGAGGGCAAGGTGTTGGAGTTCTACAGTTGCAACAGTGAGGAAGCCTACGTGAAACGTGCCTCATACATTCCTTATCCGAGCATAGACGAGGAGGACGGCATAGACATCAGCGAGCGTTGTTACACAGCCGTGGTCTATACTACGGCTGCATTAGTATTAACCGCCTATGGTGCGAGCGAGCAAGCAGCCGCAATGAACACCTTGGCAAAAAGCATTTTTGAATAATGAGTTCAATACCAACAAAACAGATAGATGGTGACGTTGCGGTTGGACGTGACGTTAACATCGGCGGCAAGGCCACCATACGCGGTTCGGCAAAGGTCGGCCACAATCTGATCGTTGACGGCTGGCTTGAAGCCAAGAACATAAAAGGCCCGAACAAAGGCCTGTTCAAAACGGCGGCACAGCTACGCGAGGCTTACCCTAATCCCCATGAAGGATGGTGGGCGTTGGTGACCGTAGAAGGCAGTGCAGCGTCAGATCATCTTGGTCAGCTCTATGTAGCTGACGGTGGCACGTGGGTAGCGCAAGTTGACAGCAATGGCAATCCGCTGCTGAAGGGCAACCCTACGGTTGATAGCACCGAGTATATGGAAGCCGTGGAGGGAATGACAGCCGACCTCGAAGCCGTGAAGGTGGACGTTAACCAGAACAAGGAAGACGTGCGCAGCCTACGTTCTACACAGACCACGCAAGGCGAGAGCATCAACACCCTCAACACAAAGATGGGCACAGCTCAGAGCGACATCAACACACTGAAGAAGACTGTAAGCGACAACAAGACCGAACTTGCGGACAGCATCAGCGGTGTGCAAAAAGACCTCACATCGTTCAAGAACACCAAAGGACGGCCAAACGGACTTGCACCGTTGGATGAACTGAACCAGATACCTTCGCAGTATCTGCCAGACTATGTGGACGACGTGCTTGAGTTCAACGGCATTTTCAATGACATCACTTCGCAGATGATGTCGTTAAACAAGTATTCAACGGACGAAAACTGTAGCGTTGTTTTCAGCAGAAACGCTGGTGCTTTTGTGCTGAAATACACGCAGCCATCGAAAACGGAAGGTGACTTGCGCCCGACCATCACTTACTACAACAACTGGATAGACGGTGACCATTACGGCAAGAGTACTTTGAAAGGCCGTGTGCCACATAGCGGCAAGATTTACATAGACGTTACAGCCAACAAGACTTATCATTGGAGAGGCAGCACGCTTGTTGCAATAGGTTCGGACTTGGCATTGGGACATACCAGCGGCACTGCATATCCCGGCGACGAGGGTGCACAGCTGGATAAAGATTTGCAGACGGCAAACAAACGCTTAGTAGGTGTAAACATTTTGCCATTTGATGGTGTGTGGGACGGTACTGGCAAGGCACCGAGCCGTGGCTTGTGGTATGCTCCAAGTTTAGACTACGATGGAGAGTGGTGTTTCCGCGGGTTCGGAGGTGTTAGTACAGAGAGTTATGGCTATTCCGAGGAAGAGTACAATTCAGACAGCGTAGGACGTACAGACCATATTTATTGTTGTGAAGACCAGTTGTTCCATATCGTCGATAAGCAGATGCAGAAGATTGGTGGTAGCGGTAGCTCTGCCAGCATATACAACCCGACAGTAGAGCAGGGAGGACATTACTATGTGTTGTGTGATACCGACGACACCGCCAATTCAGCAGTACATGCGGCGAAGGAAAACGGCAAGGCAGCAGTAGGCTTGATGATAACCTTCGCGTTGAAGAAAGGCACTTGGAAGACTTACCAGTATATCGGAGCCAATACGGATGATAATAACTGGTACGACACAGAGAACTGGAAAGACTTCGGTTCGATGGTGCAGGGTTCAGAGTCGATGATAGACATTGACATCATAGCCCCTCTACCTACAGGCTTCTACACCCTTGGCACCGCACTTGCAGCTCTGAAAACCTATCAAGAGACAACAAGTGTGAACTATCAGAAGCGCGGTTTGGTGATAAGCTACACGACGGAAGCCAATAAGGTAGAGACCAAACAGTATCAGGGCGACTCCATTGCGGACTTCTACGAGGCCGGGCTTTGGCAGGACTTCGGCGGCGGCAGCAAACTTGTGGCGAACGACACGATGGAAGACAATGGCAAAGACGCTTTCTCTACAGGAGGAGCGTATAAGGTCGTACCTACGGAGATAGAGGCTACAGAGGAAGAAGGCAGCGTATCACTGAAGCTAAAAAACAAGGCTGGCGACACCCTGTCTGAAGCCCAGTTCAGTGTGGGCACCGGTACTGGAGGTGGCGGTGGAACTACACTTGCCATCAACTTTGAAAACGACCCCTTCTATGTCCGTGCAGGAGGCACAGCCATACTGAAAGCCGCCATCCGCAGTGTGACCCAGCTATCCGATGGATCATCGCAGGACAACAAGATACAGAGTGTGGTGTTTATCAATCGCACGACCAAGACCACTGTAGCCTCATTCAAGCCCAATCAAGCAAGCAGTTCGTCGTTAAAGTCGTACACCTTCGAGTTTGACCTAAGCACCATTGCGGCCAGTGCTGGCAGCGTAGAGCTGCAAGCCGTAGCCACCGATGCCACCGGCAAGACAGCCACGAGAAACGTGGAAATGATTGCCGTTGATGTGACCGTAGAGAGCAGCCAGACACTGAGCTATACGAAGAGCACCACATTGCAGGTTGGCGGTCAGAAGGTAAGCATCCCCATGTATCGTTTTCCAAACAATGCCTCAGACAAGGGTATCCAGACGAAGATAGAGATATACCGCAACGGCGTTTGGGAGACGCTGGAGAGTGTATTGGTTAAGGACACCTACACCCATAACGTGACCATCGACCCACAAGGCATGGGCCACGGCGCATATCCTCTGCGCATACAAGGGCAGGACGTAGCATCAGGACTGCAAGGTAACACGCTGCATACCGCAGTCATGGTGATAGAGCAGCGCGAGAGTGTGAGCGACTACACGAAGCCCATCATTGTGGCACGATGGTATGACGACAGCGACGGCAAGACAAAACTCTTCAAGACCGTCAGCTTTGACATAGCCTGTTATCAGCGAGACAACGCCAACCCGAATGTAGAGGTGAAGGTGAAGAACGAGACCACTGACGAGACAGAAACGATTGCCAACAAGGTTATGAACCGCAGCAGTTACTACAAGATAGAGAAACGCATTGTGGGTTATAACGACGGCGACACATTGATCTTCGATGCAACATGTGGCGAGGTACGTCTGGCGGAGCAACTAAAAGTTGTCATTGACGGCAGCATGCTTGCCATCAGCGAGACCGAGGGCGCATACTACAAATTGAGTTTTGCCGGCAGAAGTAACGACGACATCGACAAGAGCATCAAGGCCACCTGTGCTGACGGCAGCATTGTGGAAGTGAAGGTAAACGGCAGTAACTGGTCGAGCAACGGTTTTGTTGCCGACAACTTCGGTACGGAGAAAGCAGACGGCAGAATGGCACTACGTGTAGCCGAGAACGTGAAAGCAACATGCAGCGACACACCATTGGCAAGCAAGGACATACCAACCAACGGTATGGCACTAAGCTTTACATTCAAGGTTAAGAACATCGCCAAACGTAATGCAAAGATTATGTGGTGTATGGGTGAGCGATTGGGCTTTGTGCTTACCGGAGAGAAGTTCATCGTGACCACCGCCGGAGACAGCGACGAAGCATTGAAAGATGTGCAGACCACCGCTGCCACCTCTTACCTCGATGATACAGTATATCGCATTGACATCGTTATAGAGCCACAAGCCAGAGCACCATATAACGGTGTGATGCTGTGTAAGGTGTTCCAGAACGGTGATGCTGCAGCGTGTGTTCCCATCAGCACAGTCAGCGGCTTCCCCAACATTGCTGACATGATACACTTCGACGGAACGGATGCCGACCTCTATCTGTATGAGGTGGTGCGCTGGAACACCTACTATGACTTCATTCAGGCGTTCAACAACTACATCGTGAACCTCACAGACACGACTGCCATGCTGACCGAGTATGAGCAGAACCAAGTGATGAGCGATGTTACAGCCGAAGGCACGACGAAACCACGCCCCGACATGCAGAAGTTGTTAGACCGCGGTATCATGGTTGTGGCAATGACGCGCACTTCGGACAAGAACCTTAGCAAAGACGGTGGTGCGGTAACGGACAGCGAGATATACTATCCCGACTACATTGAAGGTTTGAGGGATAAGAAAACGTCCGTTTTGATGGACTTGTATCTGTACTTCCCAGACCGTCCGTGGGCGAACTGTGTGATAGAAGCCGTCCCTGTAACCAATCAGGGAACTTCGACTCTTGCTTATGATGTCAAGAACAAGAAGGGCAAGCTTAAGAAGGCGAAGAGGATTAGAATGCTCTACACAAGAGAACAGATTAGTGAGATGTACAATGGTGATGAGACTATTCTTGCCAAGTATGACGACGCTGCAGCTCTTGCGAAGAAAAAGAAGATCCGCGTGAAGGAAGGCAGTACGCCTATACAGACCATTACCATCAAGGTGGACTACTCAGACTCTGCTGGTGCCAACAACTGCGCTCTGATGGAGCTGATGAACGACACGCAGATAGCTCTTGGTAGCGACTACATGACCCCTGCACAGCGACACAACACCGACAAGAGCGAAGAGCTGCATACGAGCATTGACGGTGTGACATGCGCACTGTTCCGCACCGACTACCGCATAGGTCAGGATAAGGGACCACAGGCAGCAACACTACCCGAGAACGCCTACTTCCACTCGAAAGCCAACTTCAATGCCGACAAGGGCAACCCCCACTTCTTCGGGTTTGAGAATGTGAAGGGATATAATGACGGCTGTGTGAACTATGGCGACTTCAAGGAGATGGTAGCTCCGAGGGACGCTGCTATTGACACCTTCAAGACAAGTGTTCTTGCAGATACCAGCTCATTGATACCCGGCACGCTGTATATGCTTAGTGAGTTCTGCGGTCCGGAAACACGCTTCATCGAGAACGACGGCACGGGAAAGATGACAGAGATAGGCGAGGTGGCCGTGGAAGACAGCCATGTGCTCGACAAAACACTCTCCGAGGTACAGGCAGACGATGTGAAGAACTACGACTGGGGAACAGCCTACAAGACATCGGACGGAAAGTATGTGCAGTATAAAGGAGGAGCATGGAAGGACACCACAGGCACCATGACTTATGACAATGCCACTAAGAAATGGAGCGTGCAAGGTCGCGTGCTGAACCCTGTGGAGTGCTACGAGTACAGACAGTATCAAGAGTTCTGTTGGCAGCAGGGAGTGAACAATGTGGACGATATGCTGAAGACGCTGAAAACCGATAGTGGCGATGTGCCGGTGTGGAGCACATACTACGAGGTGCGCTATCCCGACGACGACGACCTGAACGACTTGTATGCATCGGGCAAGAAAGTGCCGTACCAGTTGTATAGAGAGTTGGCCTTCTGCCAGCAGTGTAACCAGAACTTGACCGACAATGCCGAGGAGAACGCCGCCAAGAACCCCGATGGCAGTGAGAAGGTGTTCAACGGAGCAGGTGCGAGCACAACCATTACCCTTGGCGGCAAGACCGTAGCCGGCACCAAGGAGAACCGCAGGAAGAAATGGCAGCAGGAGATGCACAAGTATTTCTCGCCCCATTCAACTCACTGCTATGTTGTAGCGAGCGATTATAAAGCCACCGTGGACCAGCGAGCCAAGAACATGATGATTGCTGTTTACTTGGAGACCGACGGTAGCATGCGCTACTACTTCAACCATTGGTATGACGGAGACTCATGTGACGAGGCAGACAACGACTGCTACCTGACCATTCCTTGGGATATGGACGGAGCAGCGAGCCATCTGTATCAAGGATGGGACGGTGTAATGTTCCAACAGAGCTATGCCTTGTTTGACAGAGGCGAAGGCGTATGGCTTAATGATGCAGGTACGGAGACACTGACCCTTCATGACACGGCGGCAAAGATGCGTGCCACGAAGACCAAGACCGGCCTTGAAATCTTCTCGACCGACGGCTGCTACCGCTACTGGATGACAGACCGCATCTTGAAATGGCCAAAGGTGGTAAGTTCGTTTGACGGAGAGCGTAAATATATTGAAACCGCTACCGCTGCTGACAACCACTACCCAGCCTTGCATGGTCTGCGATTGGAAAGTCTGCCAGCCTTCCAGCGCAAGCGTTTCGCATACAGAGACGGCTACTTCCAGACTGGTGATCTGTTCCGTCATTTCTTCCAAGACCGTGTAATGGGACCCATCACGGTGAAGATAACGGCAGCGCAGGACGGCTACTTCGCCATGGGCGTGGACTCTACCTCATCTGCAAAGTACAGTTGCTATCTAAAGGAAGGCGAGAGTCACACCTTTACTGAAACGGCAGCAGGAGAAGGCGGCAAGCTCATCTACATCTTCGGTGCAGACAAGATAAGCGAGCTTGACATCAGCGGCTGTTCTCCTAAGAATTCAAACTGGATGCTTAGCGAGTGCACCTTACTGCGCAAGCTCGTCATTGGCGGTGAAGGATATACTCCAGCCTATACCACCGACATACTGAGCACGCTAAACTTAGGGCAGATGCCTTTCTTGGAGGAACTTGACATCAGGAAGACGATGATAACCGACGTGAATGCCTCGCTGTGTCCTCGCCTAAGAAAGGTGTTGGCAGAAGGCAGTCTGTTGAAGAACATCACACTGGCAGAGAGTTCACCAATAGACACGCTGCACCTTCCCGGTACTATGACGACTCTGTACTTCAAGAACCTTCCTAATCTGACCTATCCCGGTGGTTTGACCATTGACGGAATGGCTAAGGTGACGAAGCTGTTTTTGGACGGAAGCCCGAAGATAGATGCCATGACGCTGCTGCGAGAGGTAACCACGGCCAGTGCGCTGAAGAGTGTACGCATAGCCGGCCTTGCTGCTACGGAAAGCGTTGAGCTGCTGCGAGCCATCAAGAACAATGGAGCCGTAGGCATAGACGCAAACGGAGCAGACTATGACGAGAGCAGCCAGTGTAGCGGACTGATAGGCAGATGGATCCTGACCCTACTTTCAGAGGAGAGTGAGATTGCGGAGCTGAAGCGTTACTTCCCGAACCTTGAAGTTATAAACTCGCAATTCTCTGTCATAAAGATAGACGATGTGGTGAGCGGTGACTTCTGCGAGAAGTACAGCAACCCCGAGAACCAGACAGGAGCCGATTACGATAAGAGCTTTGTGGCAAGCGGCCATACATTGAAGATATTGCAGGACACCCATGCTTACAAGTGTACGTACAACTCCAAGCTGAAACAGATGGAAGGTGTGCAATTGAGCGATGCAGACTTCAATAAACTTGCCAATGGTGAGAGCTTCGATGTGGGCGACAGCGCAGGTGAAGGCTTTGACATCTTCCACCACTTGCCTCATTGTTGGTACAAGGGCGTGAACGACTACAAGAACCAAGCAAAGTATATCATTCACTCAATTACAGATAATGAGCCGTTATCGACTGTAAACAACCGCAAGGAGGCATTGCTTTCAGAGCTGCTCTATGCAGAAAATACAGGCGTGTATGCAGATGAGGCAACAGTTGGCGAGACTGTTGGCGATAATATTATTGCCACAGCAGCCAATGCGAATGCCTACCGTATGGACGTTGAGGGCATGAAGCAGGTAAGATGGCCGGGACTTAACCACGCTCGTCTTGGTGCCGTCTTTACGGATGCAAACGGCAAGATAGTGGGCAAGTTCATTATGATGGTGAGTCACGCTTACTTCGACTTCTCAATCGGTAACTATGTGTTCTGCGATGTGCCAAACGGTGCTAAGTGGATATACTTCACTTCGTATCGTGACATTGGCGACATAAAGTGTCTTGCTGTTGACAGCGAGCATATAGAGGCAATAGAACCAGAATGGACTGAGCACACCGTTGGTGAGTTCGACAGTCTTGTGGGAACATACCCCATCACTATTGACGGACTGAAACGACCTCGAAGCATATCGGGTGCTGTACGTTCGAAGAAAGGTGATAATACAGACTCAACTTCAACCGAATGGGCATATGACTCGGAAGGCAATCCAACAGCAATACCGACTGGGACTATACACTATACGGCAAAGGATTTCCAAAATAGTGCGCACATGCGCGGAGAGGGCTACCAACTCCAAGACTATGAGCAGCACAAGGAAATCAGCAACCTATGGTGGGCGACCCATGGAACGACCAATGAGCAGTCTGTTGTTGGCAATGGTGCACATGACAGTACGCTGAACAGTCGTGACGACATCGGCATGGCGGACACATCGTATGTGGGTAACTCCATGAACTCCATCATGGGACTCAAGCACTATGTGGGCTGTGACAGTGAATGGATGGACTATATTGCAGGAAATGTGAAGAGCTACGAGACGTTCTACAAGAACCGTTGCGTGGAGACCAACGATGATCCTGTAGATTATGTGTTCCACATCTACGACCCAGTGAAGAAGACGGAGCGAACTGTGCAGAGTGTGAACAGCGGAGGTAACTGCGTTGTGAGAGTGGTGCATGGTGCCAAGTGTGACATCTTGCCGAGCAAGGTGCATCAGACAGATACCAGCAAATACACTACACACTATGCAGCCGGAGTATGGTTCCCTGGCAGTAGAGGCCGCTGTGTTCTGCGGTCTGGCCACAACTCGAATGCGAACAGCGGTCTCGCTTA